GGCCTGGCGAGGATGTCAATAATTGAGAAAAAAAATAGAAAATTTGATCGAGTGCCGAATTATTCATGCGCAGCAAGTCAATTCTCTATTTTTTAACGCAAAATAGTGTATGTATGCACAGTTAAATCAGCTAACGCTGGCTCTCAAGACTTTCGAATGATTCCTCAATTTCCCACGGAACAGACTTAAATTGCTCGATCGCCTTAAACACATCATTCACGCTGGCGGTCGGCTCTACAGCTCCCTGCAGCCACGCTAACAGGGCATCAATAACACGGACCTTCATCTGCTCGCCGGAGGCAAGCAAACGGGCTTGGTATGCCTCAATATCAGCCACCAGCGCAGACTCAGCTAAGCGCTGGAATGGTTCGCCTTCGCTGGGTACATCCAACTGCTCCAGGCGCTCTTTAATGCGCTGCGTATCGCGTTTTATTGCATCAGAAGGCGTAGTTGCTAACCATAGCAGGCATAGATGATCGGGTATAACTATCGTCGTGCGTGTGCCGGTGCCTTTCCTCACATAATTCACTTTCATACTCATGTCCTAGCTAATTGGGTTGATCACATCATATCTGTCGAATGTCCTTGAGTAAATATTTACTCTTTATCATTGACTACCGATTACAAATGAGTAAATATTTACTCATTAAGTCGGAAGCATGGCGCAGCCGACGATGAGAAATCAGGAACTGATTATGAAACATACCCGTATTGATGCAGCGATTCAGGACTCCGAAGGCACCCACACTGAAGCGTTGGAAATGAATGCTGTTATCCCTGCCGTAGCTAACGCCGTCAGCAAAATCGAAAATCCACACTATCAGATGCAAGCAATGTTTTGGGCGGCTAACGATTACGCAGCACGGCGCAAACTGATAGAACAGGCCCATACTCAAGCATTTGAAGAGGATGACCGTTGGCACTGGTTGGAGGCTCGTCATTGGGTTTTCTGGAAAGAGACAACCCCTACCTATCAGCGTTACGAGCTGCGTGACGCACATGTAGAAGCGCTAAAAATGGATGAGGAAATCACTTTCGTTCGTGAAATGGAGTCCCTCACAGCTGATCAAGCTATGGCGTACGCTGAGCAGTGGGCATATAGCAATGCCGATATCGCAACACAAGAACTCATGTTAGAACGCGACCACATCGAGGCGCTGAGCCTCAATGACAAAGTGGATACAGATTTGACAATTTTACGAAGCGATATCAAAGGGTTTCGCCGTGAATACACCGGCGCGAGGCTGGAAGAGGTGATCGATTATGCTATCCGTCACACATTCAACCGGATCGTGCAAGTGTATGGGGTAGAGATACACCGCGACTTTTTTGCAGATTTAGCCCGTTCTCCAGAACAGAAAGCTTTTAGTGGTGGAATGAAGACAGGTGCTAACACTGACATTACGACACCGCTACGGATAATTTCTGACTACATGCAGCGCTTCATGCGTAATAACAAAGACGCCAAATTGTCTGAAGCCAAACAGCGCCTTGAAAGTAAGATCGTGCTGCTCATAAACGACGGGTATGATGAACAACACTTGCGTCAGGCATTATTTTCCGCCACCAGCAGCCATAGCCGTGAAGCGTTCCTCACCGCTATCAAGCACTGAACGGAACAATGAATAGCTTAATTCTCATGTCCTGCTCTGCGGCAAAGGGTAGGGCAACTGCCCCGGCAATAGACCTTTATCAAGGGGTCATGTATTCGACGTTCCGCGCGAACGCACCGGTAATATGGCCAGCCGTTGTCATCTTGTCAGCAAGGCACGGTTTCATTGACGCGAACAGTATCATTGAACCGTATGAACAACGCATGACAGCTGCGCGAGCCGGTGAAATGGTCGCCGAACTCTCTGCTTTCGACTCTATAGAATGGCCCTCTGGAGTACGCTCAATACTGCTTGCTGGTGGGAAGAACTATCAGAAGGTGATGTGGGCAGCGATTGAGCGCCGTATTAAATTCGGCTTGCTTGATGCCAACATCATTATTGATCAAACGAGCGGCGGTATCGGTTATCAACGGGCGCAGCTAGGAGCCTATCTGCGAAATCTGGCCCACAACTAACTGATAGTTACAGAAATTACGCAAATGACTTAAGGTGGCTAAGGGGTGAGTTATCCACTTATCCACCTGATAGATCAATTCTTTTAGTCCAATAGAGATCATTAAAAGATCAATAAAGATCACCGATGCTCTATCTATTTGATAGGACTAAAGAAAACAGCAGATCATACGGTCACTTTCATAATAAATACGGTCACTTTCATAATAAATACGTTTACTTTCATAATAAATACGGCTACTTTCATAATCCAATTACGGTCACTTTCATAATTTGCTTGTTTTTTAAGCTCCCTATGTGGATAAATAGGAATGTCTTTGAATAACAATGAGATCGTCAGCCCTTTTGCTGTCACTAAAAAAGATTCAGACACAGTTTATGAACTGACGCCAAACAGCAATAAGACGGTTCAGCCTGTCGCTTTGCTCCGACTTAGCGTATTCACGCCTGTATCGCCACGTGAGCGCGGCAAGCGTGATTTCCTCATAGACGCATCGGATGAGCTTTCCAGCCTTGAGGTGGCCCGTAGAGAGGGCTACACAGACATTAAAATTCACGGCGCTAAGCTAAATATGTCCACGGATTTTAAAACGTGGGTAGGGATCATTAGCGCTTTTAGTGTCTATGGCTTCACATCTGAAAAGATAACCCTGCCATTTACTGAGTTTGCGCGGATGTGTGGCCTACGTCCAACTGATATTAACCAGCGCGCGCGTAAACGCTTGTTTGACTCCATGTTTAACCTTTCCAGTGTGACGCTTTCCTTCCGCTCCAAAGACGGAAAAAAGGCCATGGTTACGCACCTGGTGCAGAAAGCCACGCTTGATACAGACTCTGACCAGGTTGAGATTGTTGGCGATCCGAACCTATGGGAGTTGTACCGCTACGACCATAAAGTATTACTGGGCTTAAAGGCGCTGGGTGAGTTATCACGTAAGGAAGCCGCTCAATCGTTGTATATCTACTTTGAGTCCATGCCTTCCGGCACTTTGTATGTGTCACTGAAGCGTTTACGTGAGCGTCTGGCGATGCAATCTCGCGTCTGCGACCAGAACGTTGTAGTTCGTCGCGCTATGGCTGACCTTGTGTCTATTGGCTATCTGGAGTTCTCTGAAGCGAAGAAGGGCAGGGAGGTACAGTTTATTATCCATTCCCGCTCGCCAAAACTGACAGCCTCCAGCTGAGGAATACGGTTAGTTTCATAATACGGTTAGTTGCATGCTCTCGCATGCGTATACGGTTAGTTTACTGTACGGTTAGTTGCATGTTTTACCCCGCTGCTGGTGATAGCAGGGCTGAATAGTAGACCTGCAGGCGCGATGTTTTATGAAAGTAACCGTATTTACTGGCTCCATTATGAAAGTAACCGTAATTAAACCCGGGCCGAAAAAAAGGCCGCTACTGCAGCCTTTCCCATACCCATCATCACACCATCAAAGCTTCATGTTGTAGTCAGACCGGATTGCGTTACGCGAGTTGCATTCTTCAATTGCATCGAACAGCACCATCGTATAGGCAGGGTATAGTTCCAGGTGTTCTGGAGGATCTTCAGGAATCAGGCACGGTAGGTACGCTTTGGCTTCCTGCTTTGGTAGGCTCACTACCTTTGTCACGACGATTGGCTCTGCGGTTGACTTCCTCGGCGCGTTCCCGTTGCATCCTGATAACACCGTCAGGAAGACGCAAATTGCGAAGCCCCGCCTTCTGGAGCTGCTTAGTAAGGTTTGAAATTGCATCTGCTGTTTCCTGTTTCTGTTTGCTTAGCTGTTCTTCCAGATCACTCTCTTTCTTATTGCTTTCAGCCTGAAGGTCGGCGCGCCTTTGCAGTTCAAGCCGCAACTCTTCGTTTTGCTCTTGCTGTTGCTGGAGAGCAACGCTCAGGCCGCGTTTTTGGGCATCAAGGTTGTCGTTGTCTTCCTGCAGCGTTTTGTTGTCGGTTTCCAGACTTTTTACGTACTCAACGTGATCTGAATAGGCGTTATATCCCTTAATCAATACGTAACTGAGTAGGGCCAGCGTGACTGCTATAACCGGCGTTCGCCAGGCACTTAACATGTTCATTCCTCTTTGAGTGCGTCTATAACGCCGGGGGGCATGATTGACGCTATGGCTTGTGACATAACAGGATCGGCGGTTAGCCCTACCGTCAGTGTTATGGCTACGGCATTAGCCAGTGATTTTGTGGCTACAGCCGTAGAGTTATTTACCCGGTCTGTGTAATTGCTGGTTACTGTGCTGGTGGCATCAAGTACCGAAAACAGCGGGGAAAGCGTTTCAGTTGCAACTTTCAGCGCTTCAATTTCAGCGGGTGTAAAGCTGGGCGGTACCGGCGGGGGAGTTGCTTCTCCTTCGCCTCCGGGCGGAACGGCGGCGGCAAGCATTTTTTCGTTAATGAGGGTCATCGCATCTGACAGTGCCGTTAGCTCAACTTGATTCAGTGCGTCGATCATGCTTTCACTGGTGGCGGTGTCACATAACCCTTCCACCAGCGCAAATGGCGGTACCGGCGTTAAGCGGTTGCCTTTTGCATAGCATTCCCAGCCGATTTTCATCTGCAGAAGATCCGATGGCGTGGTGTACCCCTGAATCGCTGCAATAAATCGGCTGGCCTCCGCAGCTGCTGCAGCCAGTGTATTGATGTATTTGGGTAGCATATCCGTGTACCCGGATATTGATGGAGGGTATGTGACGTCAGCCAGGTAAAGAGCGGTAACGGTACTCTTTAGGCTGTCAGACAGGCCTGTCGCTTTGCGGTAACTAATAATGGGCGCTGGGGTCGCTGAGCCTTGTGCCGTCAGGATGCCGAAAGCATCAATTTGTTTATCGTTATCTAACATCATGCCACCTGAAAAAAATCATCGCCGGTGGCTACCACTGAGCCGCACGACACGGGATCGGAAACGCATGCGATAGGTTTCCCGTTTATGGTAAACCAGGGGCGTGTAGATACCGCTACGCCGCTGTGAGTGGAATTGCCGTCTGAGTGATCGGGAAAGAGGTTTCCATCCACCAGCACCGGCTTTCCATTGATGGTTAGGAATGGCTCTGCTTCTGCTGTTTTCCTGGATGGAAATCCACCATGACCAGAGCAAACGGAATCAATAGTTCCTGCTGCGCTCATAACGCCTCCTGTGTTGGTTACGCAGCGAAAGGGTAGGTGGTCTGTGATTTACTCTGTGAAATGCGCATATTGGGACGCTGGGTGTTTGTTTTTTCTGTTATTGTCACATTATAATAGTGTCATTCAATATGACAGTATGACGCGGGGTTGCACGATGATTATATTACTGGGGTCTCAAAAGGGTGGCGTGGGCAAATCGACGCTGGCCGTTTCTATTGCGGCGTATCTGCTGGAGTTAGGGAAAACCGTTATGATTGTCGATGCCGACGATCAGAAGTCAGTTCTGACCTGGTATAACAACCGTGATGAAAATTTGCCGCGCGTACCAGTAGTATCGGCTACCGGCAACATCAAAAACACTCTCTTAGAAATGTCTCAGCATTATGATTTTGTAATAGCTGATAGTGCTGGGCGAGACAGTAGCGAGCTACGTTCCGGGCTTATGGCGGCTGATGTATTTATTTCCCCTCTTCGTCCTTCACAGATGGATCTGGATGTTGTGCCGCACACCTGTGAAGTATTCACTGCAGCTAAAGATTTCAATGAAAAGGTTCGCGGGTACCTTGTTCTGAATATGACGCCAACCAACCTATTTGTGAATGAAGGTAATCTGGCGGCAGAAGTGCTGAAAGACTTCCCGGCAATGGCTCAGGCTTCAAACCGTGTTTGTGACCGTAAAGTTTTCCGTGACACGTGGGCGTCAAGCACAACCATTTTTGAAGCGGAGAATGAGAAGGCAAAAGAAGAGATTCGTAATTTAGTTGATGAGGTGATTCTGTGAGAAACCGTGCTGCAACCAAACCTGGCGAAGACGCTTTTATCACTGGAGGCTCTGCCAATGCCGGTGTTGTTCCCGTGGTGGCATCAAAAGGCCGCGCGAAAAGCCGACCGGTTACGGTGTCACTAACCGATAACTATTTGAACCAAATAACCACTCATTTACAGCAAGCTGCAGCTGAGGGGGAAGTAAGCCTAACGCGTACAGATGTTGTTAAAGCTGGCTTGCTGGCTCTGGCAGAACTACCGCCAGAAAAGGTTATGAATTTCCTGAAGCAGACGAAAAAAGACTGAACTGATCTACGGTAAGATGATTAAGCCCACCTCGGTGGGCTTTTTGTTATTAGAGTATGGGGTCCAGCTTACGGGGGATAACCCCATGCGTCAGCGCGCTCTGTATCGCCTACTGCGCCGACTTCCACGAAAGCGACCTTGCAACCCGGCCCCTTTGCACTTTCGGCCCTGAGTAGCCAGCGTTTGGCTATTTAGTTTAGTTCGTCGTGCGTCATGCGGCCCCCAGCGTAGCAATGATATCAATGGCGATTTCACGTGAGTCGCCTTTGCATGACATTGAGCGGCGCGCAAACAGGTCGCGCACGTTAAAGCCAGCTTTGCGGTATGCCTCAACCAGTTTTTCGTTGCTGGAGTTCGTAGCAATCACGCGCGCGCCTCGCTGGTGGGCTGCAACCATTTCATTGAGCAATTGCCATTGGTGTTCGTCTGTGAACGTAGTGCCGGTGTATGTTGTGAATCCTTCCTTACCCGGTAACGGCATATAGGGCGGATCGCAAAACAGCACATCGCCTTCACCGGCCTGGCGGATAGTGTCCACGAAAGACTGGCAGTGAAATTCGCATGAAGGAGAGAGCTTGCTAAAGGCTTCCATTTCATCTGCAGGGAAATAGGGGGCTTTATACTTGCCGTAGGATGAGTTGAACCCGCCTTTTAGGTTGTAACGCATCAGGCCATTGTAAGAATGGCGGTTGAGGTAAAGAAGTGCCGCAGCGCGTTCCAGTGGTGTGTAGTGAATACGGTTGAACTTCTCGCGAATGTCGAAGTAACCCTTTTCGGAGTTATACCCATCAAACATTGCCCTGGCTTTATCCACCAGCGCGCCGGGGGTTTTCTGTAGTGCATGGTAAAGGCCAATAAGGTCAGCGCTGGTATCCCCGCCGATGTATCGCTCAAAGCCTTGTGCATTGAGGAATACCGAACCAGCACCGACGAACGGCTCAATGAGGCGCTTACCCGATCCAATAAACGGCATGATTTGGTCCAGCTGGGCATATTTCCCGCCGGGCCATTTGAGGAACGGGCGTACAAAAGACGACGTATTCACAGCCTTAGAGGTTTTGCGTTTTTTCTTTGTCATTTTCTCAACGGTTTTAGGTACAGGAGAGGGGGATTGCAGTGGTGCATTAACCGGTAATTCGCTAAGAATGCGTGTCATCAGCCAGCGCATACGATCGGCGATAGTTGTCATATCGCCCAGGTTCGGTACATGGGGCCAGCGTTCAGCCAGTACCATAGAAGGGAATTCTTCGATCTCAGCGAACCAGAGAGGACGTAAGCCCAGCGGTTCCCACGCCAGACTTGCCGCCTCTACGCCGCTACACACTGATCCATAGGTCAGTTGGTGGCGTATTACTTGGTTAGCGCTCACAGACGCCACCCAGCGCAACGGTGAGATCGCTCATCATGGCGTTGAACTCGCCTGAGAAAAGTATGAAATCAGCCACCAGCCGGGAATGAGCGTCTTCACGATCGATATCGTCATTCTGGTCGCGCAGCTCGTCGGCGAAGTTAATGGCTTTGATCGTCATATCATCCATCAACCGAAACGACATACGGTCCCGCCAGTGCAGCCCCGCAGCGGTCGCCAGCTTACCGGCTTCCAGGTGCGTAGATATTTCATCGCTAAACAGATCTTGCTTGCTAACGCGGAGTGCGCCGCCGTCTTCCAGAATGGCTTTAAGCACGGCATCAGAGCCGATAGTGAAACCTGCTGGCATCTGATTTGATTTGAGCCAATCGGTCATCGTCAGCTCAATGGGGTTTTCCATCATCAACGGCACAACGGGCAGAGAACCGATGGTTTTACGTAACAGGGCCAGTATGTTTTCTGCAGTTCTGGCGCTACCGGCTTCGACGATAACCCGCTGCAGGTTCAGGTCTATCCAGACGTAGTGCATGGAGGACTTAGTGAATGCGCGCGGAATGAGAGCCATCAGCGCTTCATCTTTGAGGGCCAGACGTTCGGCGCGGCGAACTTTACGGCCTTGCGTGGTTTCTACCTTGCTTACACGCTTCGCCACTTCCTCGTTGACTACATGCGTGGGGAGTATCTTGCTTTCATTGCAATAGCAGATCAGGTAAGAGCCTTCATGCTCAATAACCATTGTCTCCGGGGTAACGTTAACCCAGCCAGACGTAGCCATATCCTGAGCTGCACAAGGTGTGAAAGCGAACTGGGCTAATTGCTCGTGAAACGCCTCGCGTGACAGGGAAAAATCACGCGAAAGGCGATAGATACAGACGTTTTTTAAGAAAGGAGATTTCATCCTGTGATTACCTACCTGATAAAGACAGGTCGATTAAATCACATTACGCCTTAGAATTGATGTTATTTATTTTGAAAAATCAACTTGAGATGCTTTGCCGCTCAGCTTGCCTGCTGCAGTTAGGTCCATTGCTGTGCCTGCTGTTATTTCTGTTTTACCCTTAGATTTTAGGCTGATTTTTCCACCAGCTTTTACAATGAAGTCTCCACCTGCATCAAAGACCACATCACCAGGTCCGATAATGTAGGCTTCACCGGCCTCATTCATGCCTATGCGCGTACCAGCTGCAGTATTGGCTATCTCATACCCGCCACCAGCTGTACGAACCTCAATAACGTTATTGCGATGCACAACAAAATCTTCACTTGGTGTGAATTGTGGGCGCGCTGGCGCACCATCAACCGGCGGCGGCTCCCACGCGGAACCTTGCCCGGACGCTTCAGGCGCAACGTTAGGAACCCCGCCAGGCGAATCGGAGGCCGCGCCTACAATCAACGGTCGTCGCGTATCAGGCTTTCCACGCACATCGGTATATGGAAACTCTACCCACACCAGATCGCCGGTAACTGTTGGTGTAAAAGCATTGCCAATGGGCATCATGTATTCCGCCCACGGTAACGATTCATCCGGTACGCCAACCCAATCCGGCAAAACCCTCACTTGCGCGCGCATTAATCCGCCAGGGTGCTTAGTTCCCACAATGACAGCTCTTTTCTTACTCAATGTATGGCACTCCTAATATCATGCGCGTGATATACGATATGCGGTCTTCGTAATGCGCTACTCGCTCAACAATGAAGTTTTTCGGGAGGGATTCATCTACCTGGTTTTTCTGGTCGTAGCGATGGATCTGGATACCGATCACCATGCCTGCAGTGATATCTGTGTTACCTGATACCTCAATGTCTAATTTCGGTACCAGGACCTGCTGCATGTTCCTCAGCGTGGACATATCTGCATCGGAAACATAGCGAACGGGCAGGGAGGCGTCCCCAGTTTCGACATACCCATCAGTTTCTGAGTAACCAACAAAGCGATACTGGCTATCCTGTGTGGCGGCAAAATCCTGATTGATGTGCTCGGAACGGCTGATCGTGTATTGAGCTGAGGGGTTATTGGACTCATACACCATCGCCGCTTTTGTCTTGATTAAGCGCGCCATTTCCTTCACGTAAAACTTACCGCGCGCTATCCACACCAGAGCGCCATGATCGGCAGCTATTTGGCTGAGCACCAGCGATGGCTTTTCTCCCATATTTAGGTGATACGTTCCTGCTTTTTTAAACGTATCAGCCTCAACGGTTAAAGAACCTGCAAAGTCTTTGAGAATGTCTCTTGGCTGTCTGTTTGAAAACAGTTTTGCTGCGCTGGTGGGCGTCTTGATTGTCTTCAGAGCGTCAAGGATCGCCGTTATCTGGACCACATCGCCCTGTGCCGGTGCTGACGTAACGAAAAAGGTTTCTTTTACCGTCTTGCGGTCGCCGGTGGGATCGCCCGTTTCGACCACCAGCTTAGCGCCGTAGGCCGCTTTGTATTCGTCAACAATAGAACCCGTGGCATCCCTCACCTCCAGACGCAGAAGGGGGCCGGTAAGCGCTGTTTTCTCAATGTAGAGAACCGAATTTATCCATTCTCGGGGGATGACCTGATCGTTAAGCGTTGCCGACTGAAGAAAGTATTGCTGTAACTGAGACATAACTAACCCTGAGTGCCGCTGTACGTATGAACACGAACCTCGCTCGCATCGACCTCGAACGCGGTTAGCATGTCTGCCATAACCGTTAACGTCGCTTGGGCTGCAAATATCCGGTTTTCGGTAATCGGAGTTGATAAATCGCTGTAGCCGATAGCCTTTGCATCCTGGAAAGAGCAATCAATTTCCGTTTTCGCGTTAACCAGATAGTCGATAGCCGTGAAGCTGGTGGAATCACGCCAGCGTAATGATGACGCTAAGGTGTTACACATCAGGCTGAGAGTGGATTTTTCGGCAGCAATCAACGTAACGCTGTAGGTTAGCAATACCTGCATGGCGTCCACCTCAGCGATCGGTGTTTCGCCATCATCAGCCATTAAGTCTCCTACTTCGCGCCGATGACGTTGGTTGTCGTTATTTTCGTAGTCAGCGTCAAAGGTCCGTGAAATGTTGATAAACGGCATGGCATCGCGGTTAATGATTTTATCGGATGGAATGCTACGGCGTCCGGCAGCTGCGCGACGAACCGCGCCCAAAAACTCAACCACGTTATCAAAATTGCCCACGAATACGCGGTCTTCCGGCTTACGCTTCAGGAACTCTGCAAACCGCTCACGGACCCTGTTGGGGTGAGTCACTACGACGTCGCTGAAAATTTTATTAATTTCCCGCGCCACAGCTTCATCGATCGCGGAAAATCCGGTTATTTCGAACTTCCCTGTACGTGTTTTTTTCCACTGGCGCGTTTTGGCTAAAAGTTCTCTACTCATTTAACGATCCCTCCCTCAGTTGTATCCATGTTTCGTGCAGGAATGCAGTAATACAGCGAGCCGACGTGCTGTGTACCTAAGCTGTAAATGCGATGTACATACCACCAGCGCTGGGCCAACTTCCCGGATGCCATTTCCTCATTCCAGGTGAGTATTGAACCGATAGAAACGTTTTCTGCGGCTATACGCAGTAACTGAAGTTCATCACTCAGCCCGTCCTGTTCGCCGTCAGAATCAACGGCCTGAAATGAATCCCGTTCATCAGGACAATCCAGCACCTTGACCGGGACCGGATCGAGATAGCGTAGGTCACGCTGGTTGTTGTTCAGTTCGGTGTAGGATGGGCCTTCAATGCCGCTTTCTTCGTCAACCTCGCCCACATCCTCGGGGTCAGGTCGAAAGAGCAGGGCGTCAAAGTTATCCGGGTGCAGGTCTATGAATTTCATCCAGTCCTGGCGCACCATCGAATTGAGCGGGGAGTGGCCTTTAAAACGCGGCTTCAGACTTATGTCCTGATCGCGTGTCGCCAGTTCACCTGGCAATGCCGCGACCGGCGCGCTTTCTGTTGAGCCTATCTCATCAAAAAGCGTTTCTTCTGGCTGCTGCGGGGCAGCAATATCCACCTCCACCAGCTTATCCATATCGGTAATTGCTGGTGGGGTGGCTTCGATTGTTTCCTCTGGCTGGATAACGGCAGGGCTAACCGGTGTGACTGTTACCGGCCTTGTGTCGTCAAACCATTCATCAAAACGGCCCATTCTGTGCCTCACTGACGGGGTTAATTTTGCGTATGTGAGCACTGTAAGGAGATTGTGAATTGCAGAGGCACTAATTATTTTCAGTTTCCAACTTGTCAACTCTGCGGGAGTGCGATATTATGTTTCCAAGATGGAAACATAAGGAGAGCGAAGGATGCACGTTGTATCGAGAGCACCTTTCGATACAGCCACCAGGCAATTCCCCAATCAGGCAGCGGCACTAGACGACGTATACCGGACTTTGAAGAGAGAGAACTACACTTCACCGGACGAAATGAAGAAACGATTTGCCTCGCTGGACAGAATGAAATATCGGGAGAAGTGGTGGGTGATCGATGTTGGCGGTGGGAATTTAAGGGTGATGTTTTTTGCTGATTTTGAACGTGGAAAAATCTTTATAAAGCACATAACCACACACGCCGAATACGACAAGCTGACAGATTTTTACCGGAGAACTAAAGAATGATGTACACCGATGCTATCCAGGCGGCAAACAGTCTGGTTAGCATTGTCCCCCTCCTGGGGGGCAATGCCTCTCGTAAGGACTATGAAGACGCGCTGACGCTGGTTGAATACCTGATTGAACACGAGCCAGATCATCCGCTGGTGGACATGCTGGTTGCGAAAATTGCCCAGTATGAAGATGAGGCGGAAGAGTTCGCAGAGTTCAACGACCGTATTGCAGCGTTACCAAGTGGCGTAGCCCTGCTGCGTGTCCTGATGGACCAGCACAAACTGACTCAGAGTGATTTTGAGGAAGAGATTGGTAAGAAATCGCTGGTGAGCCGCATCCTTAACGGGACTCGCTCATTAACACTGGATCACATGAAAGCACTTGCGCGGCGCTTCAACATTCCGCCCAGCTCATTCATGGACGCGTAAAACAGCCCCCTAACCGAAAGGTTGGGGGGTTTTGTATTAACCCCTGCCTTTGTTTTTCACGTAGTCCAGGAAGCGTTTCTCGGCATCCTGACGTGATACACCAGTCATTACCATCGCATCAATAAACGCCTGGCGTTCCACCTTGAAACGGTCGGCGAGCTGCTGCTGCAGCACCTTGTTTTTATCCTGCTCGGCTTTAAGCTTTTGCTGACTTTCTTCTGCCTTTGCCCGTTGTTTTTGCGTCATTTTCCGGGCTTTGAGCAGTTTGTCGCTAAGGGATCGTAGCTTTGTACTGTCTCGCGCAATCTGATTACCCAGCGCTTTCTGGCGGCGCTGGTATTTATCCCACTCCTTGCGCATCGCCCCCTGGTTAGTCTGTGAGTTACGATTCTTGTTGAATCTTTTCCGGTCTTCCTCAGTGAAATGCTTAGTAGTACGCCGCTTGTCGTCACCGAATCCTACACGCTTAGCGGCCTGCAGCATGGCCTGACCGATCCGCAATTGCCAGCTTGCCGACTGGAGTCGGGTCATTGCGTGGATCACGTGCTTACAGGCGATCCCTTTGAGATTAGGGTTACGGATTTTGGGGAAGGCATATTCCTTTGGTGGAGCCAGGGCAAAGTTACCGGCGGTCGCGATGTAGCGATACCAGTATTGGTGACGACCACAATCACAATCGAAGGATACGCGACCGGCACACAGCTTTTTCGTCACTTTTACCGCGCTAGTCTCATCCCCCAGCTCATCAATCAGTGAATCCCATTCCTCAAAGCGCACTTTTACGCGGTGATGCTGGTCTTCGGAGCGATCTGAAGCCTCCACGCTGACTGTGACGACGTTATGTTTCAATGATGAAGGCACGGCGCGCTTAATGCCGGAGCCGTCGTCTACGGCGTTGTTAGCACGTTTAACGTCGATCGCTTCACTTCCGGCTATGAGCTGGGCATAGGTGATCCCGGCAACGCCTGAATTGAACGTCTGTCGGATATCCTTGCGGCGACTTTCAAATGCCTTCAGGTCTTCGACCGTGAAGAACGTACCGCCTTTTTTCTTCTTGCCCAGCGAGATGATATCTTCGGCTGTTTTGTTCTTCAGTGAAAACGGCGTCAGAGTGCGGCGAGCGGCGCGGCGCTTGCTTCGCTTATCCTTCTCAATCTGGTTGAATAGGCGTTCGAACTCGCGCGCGCTGAGGCCTTCTGTCTGGTATCGTCCGTTACTGGCGCGGGGAAAATCAGCCACTGATTAACTCCACCGTTCCCGACGCATAGTCGCGCATCCGGTCACGTATCCAGGCCACCGGCGGCACGGTTAACGTTGTGCCAACCGGCATGGCTTCAGTTTCAGATTCATGCCCCACCAGCAGGCGGAATACCCAGCGTAATTCTTCATTGCCGTAACAGCGAAACGCCGACAAATCAGAACGGTAAACCTCATCTGGCTTGATGGTGTAAGAGATGTTGTCGGCGCTGTAGCTGGTGGCCCGTGCAATGACTTCCTGATGAAATAATGCCAGCAGGATAGGATCGTCAATTGTGCGGTCATCCAGGCGGTTGTAACTCATAGAATGACCTCGTTATCACTGATTCGCTGCCCGGTAAGCGATGGCGGAACGGCGTTTGCACTGGTCACTTCCTGATGCTTAATGAGGTTCCCGAAAACGCGTAATAGCGGATGCTGCTCGCGTTCTTCGCTGCCACCGGTCATTGCTTTGATGTACGCAGCAGAGGTGACAGGATGGTATACCGTGGCAAAACAGCACATGATCGTGAGCAGATGCTCAGGTCGAATATCCTGCCAGTTGATGTGATACACCTCGTCACCGGCGGCGTTGTAATCAATGTCCACGATAGAAGACGGGATCTCATATGCGCCTGGGTTTTTCTCAGGAAGAGAAATGGCTTTCTGGAGGCGCAATTCGTTGTAGCGTTCGATGCCGACGAGAACGGCTGCGCGCGAGTCTGTATGTCGCGTCTTCAGTGAAACATGGTGAGCGCCGCTTTCACTCGCAATGGTCCCACTGGTTTCATCCACCAGCACCTTAAAGTCAGCTTTAAGTAGCTTCTCGATGGCGGGGATCACCTTTACTCGTTGTTGTTTTAATGAGTTGGGGAGTGATTTCGGGTTGCTCATTATCAGGTTGTTGTCATCGTCATAGATGGCGGTGACATAGAGCGGGTTTGATGTTGAGAGACTGAAAACAGCTATTTTTTGACTCAATTTTCTATCCTCCAGAAAGCAAAAAGGCCGCGATTGCGGCCCCTTACTGGCTATTGATGTTCCCAACCGCGCTAAAGCAGGAAGTTAAATTGTCAAAAGTACCCTCAAGGGAACACAAAAGCTGCGAGGATTTTATGCGGTTTGTACTTTGTGTTTTTTAGCGTCAAGGAATTATTTACCGTCCTGCAGCCGGTCATGGTTCGTCTTCGTTGTCGGGGTTTGCATTGTTATGCCAGTCCCGCTGTTCCTCCGTATTGAGGCCGCACGGCGGCTCTGTCTTACTCCACTTACCAGCCCACCAATATTGTCCGTTTCGGCGCTCACAGGTTCCGCAAATCTTGCAAATATGGAGTTTGGTTAATCCATCCAGTACGTATACGTGACCGTGGGGATTTAAGGCCCGTTCCGTTGCTGTTCTTGTCACTATTGCACCTATTTATCGCTGGTGGATGATGCCTTTGGGAAAAGGCCCAGGATCTGCATCCGATAAGCGTTTGAGTCGCGCCCTCCAAGTTCACGCCTTTTCATTTCTATGTATTCCGGCGTTACGAGTGGAGAATCTTCGGCACTCAATTGAATTGCTGAATATAGATCCCCGGATAGCCTATGGTGACTATGATAAAAGTAAGTACGGTGTTCTGATGGTATTCCTGTGAGCAGTATTCCATTGTCCCTTTCAACCAATGAGGCATTGATAATTCCCATTATCTTTTCGGATAAGCTATTGGCATTAGGGCAAATGAAAAACAGATGTTTGGCATATTCACCAGCTATGCTTTCTGGATACTTTCTGACGCTTTTAAAACTGCTAAACCAAAGGCGGTCGGTGCTTCGTTCATGGATTCCGTTGCCCGTTAGGTCAAAGTAAATGTCAAGCCATGGATGATTTTGAATCGCTTTATACCAATGTTGCTTCATGTACTTCATTATTTGGCTTTTGGTGGCGGCAACGTTCATTGATGGGATGATAACTCGCCCATTGGGATAAAGAATTACGAGGAGAATGGCAATAGCACTTATGAGGTGTTTACATCCGATTCCACTAGGGGTTGTTACCGTTGTATGTGAACCCGGCTTACTTGCTCTTTCTATCACCAGTTTTTGCTGATCTGTAGGTGTCATACCAAAGATATCTATCATCGCTTGATTCCAGTTACTCTGATACTTTTCTACCAGCGTAACCCAGCGTGGATCGGATGTGGCGCAATGTTTTATTCTCATCATTGTTCATTCCTGTTTACGAGCGGCACACCATGTGCCTCTCTGGTTATTCCAGCCTGTTCGTAGGCCATGAGTAGCAAATCCTCTTCGGATGCGTTCAGGCGCGTAAATTCTGCCTTTCCGCCAACGTTGCCGCTGGCATGAACCGGCACCAGCCACGGGTATTGCTCGCGCTCTGCTTTTGGGGCTGCGTCCTGGTGATGCCACCGGCACAACGGTAAAACATCCATATGCGCGCCAGCTGCAGTGCGCCCATTTACATGATGCAGGCTGACAATTGGCTGGTGGTGCTTATGCAGCCAGCAAGCGGTGCAGGGGAGTTTGGCTAACGCATTCATTACGCGCCGCTCGTCTGCGGTCGGGGTTCGGCCTTTCAGTCCTCGCGTTGAGGTTTTGCGGGGTTTGGTAACGGTAAGTGCTGTGCGTGGTTTCTGTGCTGCTTCCTGTCGCTTAATGCGCTGTTTTTCACGCTGCGCTTCCTGATACTCCGGTGAACGGATACGGGCTAATCGTTTTTCGGCGGATCGTTGTGCTGCCGCCTGGCGTTTTTCCTGTTGATGTTGCCGATAAGCTGGGTCAGCCAGCTTGGTCTTCTGACGTTCGCGCTGCCGTTGCGCTGCGATTCGCTGTTTTTCGTAGAGTGCATCCCGATCCTCTGTACTAAGCATGAACAACCCTTTTAAAATACCTTAGATTTAATGGTATTTTCAGAGTATAAAACGGAATGCTGTAATTTATCCATTCGATAAATACAAACACCTTAGAATTACTTTTAGTTTTTATCGTTCACATATGAATGACAGGAGTGTTTTTGTGACCACTGCAGATATCGTGGTGTTTGACCTGGGCAATACGTTGGCTGACTACCGCCACCGTGAGTATCTGATTCCTCGCCCGGACATGATGGGCTACGCGCCGAACTGGGACCGTTTTAGCCTGGCGTGTGAGAAAGATACTCCCATCATGGCGAATATCGCGTTGCTGGTGGCGCTGAGCAGATATTACAGGATTTTCATACTTACCAGCCGGGGAGAGGTGGCCTATGCGGAAACTGTTGCCTGGTTATCGCGATTCCAGATCCCTTATGACCGCCTGATCATGCGCGGGGAGAAAGAGCACCGCCCACCAGCTGACGTTAAGCGCGACTGGATCAGGAACATCGGTACCGAAAACATTTTGTGTGCGTTCGATGATAACCCGGACGTGTGCGCCGCTATCCGTTCTATGGGCGTTACCTGCCACCAGGTCGCCTGAATCCATTACAAGGAAGCCAGCAATGAGCGACACCCACCAGATAGACCAGATTGCTTTGATAAGTGCCATTTCTACGGAGCTGTGCCGCCAGATTCCGGGCCTCACCGCAGACCACCGTTACAACACGATAATCGAAGCAGCCAATTTAATCGTTAAGGAGTTCGCCCGTAAGCCAGTTGTGGGCCTGAAGGGAGTAGGATTGAACGCGTGGCTTGCCAGTGATGATGTTGGGGCCAGCAGTCTTTATATGGCAGGTATGCTGACGGGGGGCTGTATCGCCAAGCATGCTTATCCCCGTGACGTTGATGATTTCGGGCGCTGCGTTCGAATGATAGAGGCGGTGTACCAGGAAGGGGCAAAGGTGCCTCTGGACCCAATGCTTCATTGTGGGCCTCATTGGGCCATGGTCACAACCAACTGGCTGTCATGGGAAACGATGTACAAGGCAGAGAAGTTTGCGGAACTCCATGAGGCGATGCGTGAAGCGTATGCTGCAGTAGCTTCCAGTAACTAACAACTGTCGCTTATGTGGGGGTTAAGCTGCGCACTATGGCAGTTAACCCCCCTCCTTTCCTAACTTCTTAAACTCGTGTAATCGTTCGTTTTTGCGGCGGGAAATGTGACGTCGTATCGGCAATAGTGAAAGTACCAAGATCGTTACCTTGCTCGTCATACTCGCGATACTGCTCATAGTCTGTATCACGCCCTTTACGGTCTTCGCTCCGACGACTGATAAGTTCGTATTTATGGTTAGGGTTAAGGTTTAATGCCTTAATGTATTCTGCATCCATGTAAAACCTCTATTTTTGTATTAAATTACGAATTAGTCATAGACTACTACAGGACATAAGCGTACCGCTGACTACTTAATTACACAATCTCTCAATGTGAAGATTTATTTTAAAAGTAAAGATAACTAGCTTTAGTTTGATTTTCATATTTTTTTCCTCGTTTTTTATCATTTCTCGTTGGGTGCTATGTTATTTTCCATGGGGGCAGGTGAGCAAATAAGTTTTTATCGTAACCTGCCTATTGCCCCCTTTTATAATAATAAATACCTTTGAAATAAAACCTTAGAAAATAATGTTTATATTGTGGTGCGCCCAGCCATATCAAGTGAGTCAGCGCCACAGGCCGCGCGGAGGTTGGCACTCACGTTTTGGGTCATTAAAGATTAATGCGTGAAACATTACTATTCTTGCAGAAAGTCCTATAACCTATCTCGCCAGATATAAGGGCAAGCATATTTATTGCTATTTAGTTTGGTAGGAAAATATGAAAAACATAAAAGGGCTTTTAATTTCTGCACTGCTAATTTCTGTTCCGACAGTAGGGCACTCCACCAGCTTACGCGCACTTAATTTCGAATGCGGTACGCGCAAAGTTATCATTTATCAAGATTCAGGCATGGTTGCGTTAAATGGTAATAAAATGGATGACGTAGAGTTTAAAAAGGGAGTCGAAGGCTACATTGTCAATTTCGCGGAATATGCAGCTGCTGGTGGCTCCAGGACGGCGTATAGCTTGTGGTTTAAACCCGACTTAACGAAGGGCCAGATGCCAGCGCTAATCCACCAGTGGTTGAATGCCGACAGCAAGCCTCGCAAAGAGGCGGAAGTAGACGCCTGCAGCTCACCAACTCAGATCGTGGCTGATAACCCTAAACCGTCAATGCTTGAATTGTTAGCGGAAGATGCTGAAGGGTGAATAACAGCCCCCTGGTGGGGGCCGGTCGGTGATTACTCAGGAACGCGCGCGGCCTGCTTTAGCTTAGCGGTCGTAAACGCTTCTTGTATCAAGTCTGGCGACGGGCCGACTACCGCGAACTTATCAAGCTCCGGCGCGCGGATGAATGCTGGTGTGTTTTCCAGCAATTCCAGTGTGCGCGGGTGAGGGACCACATAATGCAGCTCCGGCTGCGCGCCATCGTGCTCCCCGATATAAACCCAGGCTTGTTGGCCCAGCCCCTGTACCTGCAGAAACACCATTGCAATAGCCATGGGCAAAACGGTGTCCTGGTAAGAATGGGATTGATGACCGTTTGTCATAATGTCGCCGGTGCTCGGCTCCGGGTTATTCTCGACTTGCCAGCCACCAACCAAACGACCTTCAATAAACACGATCGGATTGACCACCATCGGGACAAGGCGCAAGAGTCTTTGCGCGAAACTGGCATCCTGTGACGGCACCATTACCTTCGCATTCAGATGCTCAGATATGCTATCCGCGTCCTCTATCTGCGTGTCTGGTGGCGTCCAGTAGCGCTCGCTACCACGCTCCCACACCGTAACGCCATTGGTTTTAATGGGCGTGAAGCCGGTAAGGGTAAACAAGGCCAGGTCGATATTTCTCTGGTCGATTTCGTTGCCATCGAGGGTGAAGACACTCACCCCCTTGCCGATGATGTATTCCATGTTATTTACCAGCCCTTGCGGTTACATCCCCTTTGGACTGGCTGGTGCTTTTATCCGATTTTGGCACATCAAAGCTGTCTACTTCTTCCAGCTCCGGGCAGACAATCTTTTCCAACATTGCACGGGCGACAATCATCCCCGGTTTAGGCTCAAATGATTTACCGCCATCGTCGATCACCATACGCAGAATAAGCTCTGAATGGTCGCCAGGCTCCACCAGTGCTACGCATTCGGCAAGTCTGGCATGATTAGCTCTTGCGATATCAGGTGCAGAGTAAACCTTCAGAACGTGGCCTTCAGGGACGTTAAACGCCAGCCCTGTTTTCAGCCAGTACGCCTTTGCGTGATTACCGCCATTGCGGATGACTGCCTCAAAACGAATGTCTGTAGCCTCAATAGGGAAAGTAGAGCCACCAGCCAGCATTGGTACCGTTGCGCCTTCATCAATCTTGCAAATCTGTAATTTACTCATGGATATTTTCCTGTGTTTTAAATTTGTAGTACCGGCATGCTGCCGGGAGTGGTTTGTCTTGATAGGACTCAATCAGTCCCAGCTTTTTCAGCCTTGCGGCAGATCTCAGAAATATCGTTCGTGACACGCCGTTTACCCGCAGCATGTCGCTTGCCGTAATGACTCCTCTTGACTGAATGAGTCGCAGAATTTGTAAATCCACGCGATAAAGGCGGTACGGCTTCATGCCAATAATTCTGGCGGGAGTAACCGCGAGCCGGTACCGGCATCCGCTCCTGGCCAGCGTCTTGTTTTCAAGAAAGTCACGTAGCGTTTTGCGAATGTGATCGGTGCTGACGCCAGGTAGAAGGGCGGTAAAATCCCGGCGGGAAAGCGTCAGGCCGCGCTTTTCACCGCAATAGATCGCGATAATGGCGGCGGCAACGTCCGGGTATGGAGAAGAAAAGATCTGTAATTGTGGGAAGGCGTTGTTCAATTTGCTATCCTGTCAGTGGCTTTTTCAAAGGCTAAATCGCAATGAAGAAGGGGGGCTGTAATGGCCCCCTTTTTTCTGTCTATCACCCTTGCTCCCATCGTTCCCCGGTGTCAGCACACACCATTCCATGACAGACGCGTCCCTGGTCCTCTCTGTACGCCATTCCCCCGTAGCGCTGGCGCTGATTGAAGAACTTTCTACCGGCAAGGTAGGCGTAAGGGCTAGTGGAGTCCTCCGCGTCATCAGGATTACCGGCCTCGGCGTCTAATATCCCGCGTTGGAACTCGTCAAGAACGTCACGCCGGTCGTCGAACCTGATCACTTCGCCATGCTCCTGGTCGCGGCAAAACTCGATCACCCCGTTCTTAACCAGGGTGGCTAATGTCTTGGGGTGCTGGAAAATGTCAGGACCGAAGTAATATCCACTGTATGAGTCCACATAAGACCCATTGCTGAAGTTGCCGACTGGATCATTTATGTCATGGGCGCTTGCGACGGCGACGAACAGGCGCACAACGTTTGACGATACGGACATTCGCTTCTCTTACGCTGGTTTGTGGCGGCTGGAATATTCCAGTCGGATTGGCCCGGAAAACACGTTATTGATGCGGTCAACTAATGGCTGGTGCTCGTTCTGGTAGTAAACCAGCAACTTGAGCGCTGCCGTTTCGGTCACTCGCTGTACGTACTGGCAAGCGGCGTTACGGTCCGGGTACTCTTTTTCAAGCGTCAGGAGGGGGGTTACTTCGGATTGGGTGGCAATGCCAAAAACTACCACGGCACGACCATGTTTGATGCCTGCAGTAAAACTAACCTTGCAATGGTCAATGACAAAGTGTCTGTGAAGCAGGACAAGATCCGACATAACACCTCCTTTGGCGTGTGTCCGATTTTGTCCTAATAACAGTCACGTTACAACAAATAAAAGCCTTAGAATAATATGTATCTACCTTTCCATGATGTCACTCATGGCGCTGTTTTCGTTCTTCAGGCGTCGTAAATAGCGCATTACTGTCTCTGGTTTTGACCATGTTCCTTCGTGCATTATCTGCGCCATACTCACACCGCGCTCAGCCATATCTTGTGCAGCTCCGACCCGGGCGCTATGTCCAGACCACATTTCATACCTGCCTTTGTTGGTAGTTTGCGATGGTCTGCCCAGCAGCCGCCAGGTATCCTGGAATATTTTTTCCAGTGAAGGCGTCGTCATCGGCGTTTCTGATATCTGTACCCGATCATTTTTAAATACACGACAAAACACAACCGCGTCGGGATGGCTGATCAGCTCTGAAGTATTTAGCCATTTTTTCAACATGTTACTGGCTGGAACACTCAGATGCTTGATGACACCTGCGGCGGTCACGACTGTTTTTGTGTGAGAAATGTCCATGATTATCCGCTCATCGTTAACGGATAAGTCTTTTACCCGGATTCGGGCGATTTCCTGTATTCGAAGAAGCGAGTTATAGGCTACATACAGAAAAGCGAGGTTTCGCAAATCGGCAAGCCGGTCGGACTGGGACAAAATATGACTGGCTAACTGCAGGTCGGCGAGCCGGAACGGGACGGCCTGTCCGGTTTTCTCTCCGCCAAGAACGGACTGGCGGCGAATTTTCTTCATCGCCAGCTGCACTTCTGTACTGTTTTTCAGATCGGGAAGCCCACAAATTCGGGCCAACATGTTAAGCATCGCAAAATGATTGGTGATGCTGGTGGATGCAACACCGGCTTCATGTAGTTCCAGAAAATAAGCTCTGGCGCAATCGGGCATAATCGGCAGCGGCGCGATCTGATTTTTCTGGCACCACACAGCCCACGCCCGGACAACCGATGTTAGTTTTTTGAACGTATTTTCAGAATATGCCTCTTTATCCGCCATGAATTTGCGTAGATTCTGTGCAACTTCCTCTGGAGTGATCCCCGTAAGCTCGGGAAAACTCGAATTCATGTCGATAATATTCGGATAGTTCAAGTTATGACCTCCTTGATAACGTGAGAACCGTGTGAAACGGCCCCATGCAAAATACATACTTTCTAAGAAACGACGTGCTACGTAAAAAATAAGGCCACCAGCAACGCCAATGGTCCCAATCTTTCACAGGCCTCTAAAATGATCACCAAGATAACCCGTTAAACTGATCATAGCACGTAACTTTATATAACCCCCATTATCTATAGTTATTTTTTTGCCTATTTTGGCTCAAACGTGAGTGAGCTTAGAATCAAAAGTATATATAAAGGGAAAGGTTTGCTTTAGTATGTACCCATGACAGGCCACATGAATGAGCTAACTCAGGATGAGGGCGATGGGATTCAGGTCGGTCATTGTGTTACCTGGTCGTCGTTACCTCAGATTGGTGATCATTTTGCGTGATCACCTGCCAGACGACGTGACACATAAGGTGCTGGAAGCATGGCTTTATTGAGATCGCTGTCTTTCTAAGGCTTTATCGTGTTCGTTGATTACTTTCAATGTGGGTAGCAAGTGGGTAAGAACGTGTTAGTACAACCAAAAGGACAATCACACAATGCCAGCGTTTAATGACGTGATGTTTGAGCAGCAGTACAAGTTGTTTTTGCAGACCAAAAAAGACTGGATGCAACTGGTTGATTCACTCGCCATCTGTCACAGCAGAAATGCTAAAGACGAGAAGATTCGTCCTATCGCATTTTCAAACGATGAGGCTATTTTTAATAAAGCTGTTGATTTACAAATTCGGTGGAAAAAGTTTGCTGAACTTGCTACTGAGATGAAGAAAAACAAAAGCATAGCCATATCGACAGCTATATATTCACCGGTTCCAATGTTAATAATTGAACCAGTGTCCGTAGCTATTGGTTTTTTTAATGCTGCAACAACATGCACTCATACACGCGAGGATTTGCTTAATAGATATGAAAAGCAAATAAAGAAACTTAGAAAGTTTCCTCATACAAATGAAGCCGTTAAAGCGCTCACTGAGGAAATGGAAACATTTGAAGCATACCCCGAAGGACACAAGTTCCGACACCGTGTTAGTGGGTATCAGGATACTGTCTTAGATGTTGTTTTTAAAGGTGAAAACGAGAGTACGCGCGCACGTTGCGGGACTCATGGCGTCATGATTTATCACCCGCAATGGACAAAGGACGACATAAAAATATCAACAGAGCCTAAAACAGAATATTTCAATAAGTATAGTCTTATAAAACCATTGAAATGCTCAATATTTACGGTTGGGGATATTTACGGCATTGATCAAATAGAGATTGCAGAGGCTAAGGCTGCGCAAAAAACTATCGTTGAGCAATCAATTTTAAGCCGTATTACCCACTTTGAAAGACGGGCTAAAACTAAGCTGGCAAAGGCTAAAACAGAGGCTGAAATAGAAAAAGCTAACCGCTCAATAGAGGCGGGTAGGCGTAAGCTCGAATTGCTTACAGAAGAGGATCGGAAATTACTTGAGCGAAAATTTGCGACCGATAATAACAATATTCTTTCTATCTCAGAGCTGCGTTCCATGTTTGGAGATACACGCAGCCGACGCGGTAAGAATTTTAACATTCTGATTAAGAAAGATTGAAATTGGCAGGGGGCCACCAGCCCCCTCCTTAAATCACATCATCATATTTCGACAGTTCTGCCAGTGCATCTGCGCGGGTTTCTTCCATGTCTCCACCCAGGTCATCATTAGCAGGGCGATACGATATCAGCGTTGAAAAACAGTACGTATCCCAACGGTCAGGTGACTTGATATTCATCTTCTGCCGCATGTAGTCCTTTTTCATCATCGCAACACGCCCATCCTCGTTTATCTTCCAGGGTATTTTAGAGGCCTGTTCTGCTGTTTTAGGCGACGAATCCAGCCTCATCCGGCCTGTCTGTATGGCGTCACGAGCTGCTATGTTGGCATAGGCTCTCTGGCTTACAAATCGGTCCTTATCTGTTTTGGCGAACATAGGCTTACCCCAGCGGATACGGACGACGTTAACTCCCCTGCGCTCCAGCTGGTCGGCGGTAGCTGAGCCTACGCCGTCACTATCCACGCCTATAGTGATATTGGGGAACCGCTCCTGAGTACATTCGTTCGCAATAAAGTCACCGAACTCTGTAGGGTTCATGGTACCCGGCATTTCAAGCACAACGAACGGAACGAACCGACGTTTCTCACGATAGCCGCTTACCTTCATAATGTTCAGGACGGATTTGTCTCGACCGTTCCCGACGTCAGCAAGCGCCACCCAGCCCCAGTTTTTCTCAAGGTACACTTTACGACGCTGGGCGCGCTCACAGGCATCGCGGCCCAACAGGAAGCCATCAATCACGGACGGGAACTGGCCCAGTACCTTGATTTTGTACTCCATGCTGTCACGACCGCCATATTCCGCCAGCTTCATGACAATAAAGTCGTCAGTTACAAACGGTGATTCTTCAGAGTTGAGGACAATCGACGTCCAGATCCCTTTAGGGTTATGTTCAGTCTTCGCCAGGCTGTGATGAGAGTCGTAGAAGTAACCAGACGGGCGCGTCGGCTGGGAAAGCATGAGCATGCGGTTATCAGCTTCCGTCAGCGCGCCGGTAAGGATGCCGATAGCCTTATCAGAGATACCGGACGCTTCATCCAGAATTATCAGTAAGTGTTTGGAGTGCTCCCCTGCCAGCCCTTCCTCATTACCCAGGCGATAGCCTTTACAGAGAACTTCCCACACACCTTTCCTGCTTCTTTCATAAAACATGGTGTCGGTTAAAACAAAGTGGTTCTGCAGCCACGGGTGACGTTTTACGGCGTTGGCCCAAAAGGTTTTTACGTACTTGAAGACGCCAGATTTTACCTGCGCAATTTTGTTCGCGATGATAACGACGCGCGCATCCGGGTACAGAATCATGTAAATCATCAGCATCATAGCTGTCAGGGATGACTTACCGGTACCATGCCCCGATGTAACGGTCGTCATGCTCTTTATCTGCTGAACCGACTGCAGTATTTCATCCTGCTGCCAGCTCGGTTGCATTCCGAACAATTCAACGACCGCTAATCCCCAGTCATGACGATAGCGGATAGCCATGTCACGCCAGCGCGGATCAGAGGTTACGCATTTTATTTTCTTCTTCCCGGATGCCATTATTCGTCCTCATCCGGGGGCGCTATCGCGATCTCATCGCCTTCGCCGTATAACTCGCGGGTCGCCTCGTAATCGAGATCTAACCCCTCTTCATCTGGGTCTAACTCCCCTTCACGCCGGATGCCGTCATGGTTCGTATCGCCATACCCGCCCTCGTCTACAATCCTGGCGACGGTTTCCCGGCGCTCTTTCAGGAAGGCTTCTTTACCGGCCTGCGCTTCGCGATATTTACGGGCCTCTTCTTCCAGCTGGTCATCATCAACAGCACCGGCGTCACTTACTGGCGGTTCTGCTTCCTTGATCTCCTTAGCCAGCCTCAAGGCGATGGAGTCCGGCAGTTTTACCCCATGACGCTCGATGTACTCAGCGGTTTCTGCTATATCCCAGTCGTTTTCATCACGCAGCTGGTAGGCGGTGGCAATAACCTGTGCCTCGGTCGCTTTTGCGCCCAGCTTTTCACGGTCAATCTTGAGCTTTTCTCGTGAGGAACGGATAGAACTGATACGGGTAGCGTGGTCATCCATCCTGTAGCCGACTTCAATCAGGAGTTTTGTCAGCTTTAACAGCGGGTGTGGCCCGGACGGTGCATCGTCATCGCCCTCCTTGTCACCCTTTTCTCGTGGGGTATTCATGTTGGCTATTTCTGTTTCGAATAGCTCTACTGCCCTTGCGGTGGTTCGCGACAACAGTTGCATATGCTCGACGGCTGTTTTAACTGTGGATGCCTCGCATTCTTCCAGGCCAGCCTCCAACAATGAGACAGCCGCATCACGATCAACCTCGCGGGGCTTCCCTCTGGTATTCGCGACAACATTCACCTCATTGCCGGTTTCGAATTGCTTACCCTTACCTCGTTGTTTCGGTACATGTGGGATCACTTCCCCCTCATGCACTGGTTTGATCATTTTGGCGCGTGTGCCTTTGGAATTATTTTTTTTATTTTTCGTGCCTGCTCGTGTTTCGCCGGGTTCACTCTCTCCTGTAATTTCCTCTAAGGCACTGCTGTGCTTGAGTTTTCTTCCCTTCCTTCTGATGGTTAGATCATCTGCCTGATCACGCGCCGACAGCGTGGGCGCCAGCCCCTCTTCATCCGTCTTTTTGCTCAGTTCGCGACGTGCGGTATTCGGGTTTAAGGAATGGAATTCGGCATACTCCTTGTAAGTCACGCCTGACTCAAGTTTATGTTTTTTATAATTTTCCCTGTGCCAATCCCAGTCAATCTTTGCCATTACGCCTACCGCCAAAAACCACACTGCCGCGAGGATAGGCGGTCTGGTTTTTAGAGTGATCACGCAAATGATCACTTTTTTTTGATCACTTATTTGATCACTTAGATTTCCCCCTGCTTATTGATCATTATCTGTCCTTTTAATAAGCACATTTATTGCCCATATGGTTGCTAAATAGTTCTTTGAATATGGACTTTTTAAGTCTTTATGGTACATTCCCATTGCGATTTATTACTTTGAAATTAGCTAATAGGAATTAGGATATGAGTAAGAAAAACTACGTTTTTGTTGCAGTGGATGCAGGCTCCGGCAATGTGGCCCTGACCTTTGAACGTGATGGCAAGATGGAGACTTATGTAACTCCGTCCCTGATTCGCTCAGGTAGCCAGCAAACGTTAGCCAGTGAAACATCATCCTCATGGTTAACCACCGATGATGGTCGTGAGCGCAGCTATGTTGTCGTTAACAAAGGGACGGACCTGGTTGATACCTGCGACCCTGACTATCAGGTAAGTGCAGCACATCGTGTATTAGTTAATGAAGCCCTTGTTCGTGCCGGTCTTGACGGTGCTGACGTGATACTTGCGGAAACACTGCCGGTGAACCAGTTCTACTCTGACATTGGTAAGATTGATCGCGTCCGTACCAAGGCTAAAGCCGACAACCTTTTGATACCCGTTCGCAATTACAGCGCCGATATTCAGCCAGCCCGTATCGCACATGTTGAGGTATTCCCTGAAGCTGTTCCTGCCGTGATTTCTGCCCAGTCTGACTTTCCAGATTTGTTAGAAGCAGAAAGCATCCTGGTCGTTGATTTAGGGCGCTTCACCTGTGACATGGCTGTGGTGGATAAAGACCTGCAGGTTATTAGCCGTCGAACGACTGAGAACGGTATTCATCGCATGATTGAGCGCGTTTATGCTCTACTGCAGGAGTTTGAGGCCACCAGCGGGAAAAATATCAACGCCAAGAGCCTTAACATCGAGAGCATTGATACGATAATTCGTCAGGGGTTCATTGGTTCGCGCCTGGAAGCAGCTCGCAGCAAGCGCATTGATGTATCTGGCGTTATCAGTCAGGCCGCCAGTGAACTGGCTGAGATTATCCGCGCTGATATTCGCAAGGTTCACAGAAACATGCTGGATATTGATGCACTATTGCTGGTAGGCGGTGGTGCAAACTATATTGGTGGTCGTCTACATGGCATGCCTGATTACACCGCCGACTGGCATGATTTGGTATTCATTCCTGAATACCCGGAAACAAGCATTGTACGCGGCGTTTACTTCGCACTTGACCCAGTGCGTGACGAGATACTGGCTGAACTTAGCGAGCGGAATTAATGACAAAACAAACCATCAAGATTACCGGGCTGGCTGAGTACAGCCCCTTAACTGACGCGCTGGCAAATGAATACAACGGTCTGCAGAGTAACGCCGCTAAACGTCGGCTGATGCTGGATTGTCTGCGTTACGGTTATGCCCTGGAGAAAATGGGGCTGGGCGCTCTGGTTGCACTAATGGAACGTCAGGATCTGATGGCATTGCCGGAAAGCGAACGCGCTGAGCGCTTTATCAGTATGGCTATGTCATTGATGGGAATGGTTGCGGCTGACCACCAGCCAAAGAAACAAAACAGACAAGCTGCCCCAGTTGAGTCTGAGGCTTTGGTACCGGGCAAGGTGTCTGAGCCAGCTCCACTACCGAATGATGCAACGTCTGTTAAACCAGTGGAAAGCAGCACTCCTGGCACTAAGCCCTACCAGGTGGAGAGTGAACGTGTATCACGCCCAATAGCAAGGCTTAGCCGTCCTTCAGACGATAGTAATACCTGATGCGATCCGCTCACGGCAAATGCTGTTGAATAAGTTAAAAGCCAGCCGGGAAACCTCCTGGCTTTTTTTATTCTCTAACTCCAGATCCTTCTTACTCCCACTATGAAACGGCAAATCGTCGTAGCAAACCTGCCTGTTACCTCTGATCTTGAATAGATAACCTGAAACCGACGTAAGCAGATACATGCGAGGATATGCGCCGGGGAAAGAGAAGCAGCTGGCAGACGGGGATTTCATGAAGGTACGCACGATATTCGTGACTGATGTATGCCCGTTCTCAAGCTCGGGATAGGCTTCGGTGAGTGCCGCCATGATTTCAGAAATCGTCATGTAACGACCGCACTTCAGCATAACTGCGGCTACTTCGACACTGGTTATACGTTCAGACATTCCATTTCCTCCGCTTAACATTACCGTTAATTCTAAGGAAAATATAAGCATAGGTAATCACGTACCCTCAAATTTTGAGTGCGCCTGATACGTTTTGGAGAAAAATGGATAAAAAAAAGGGCTGATTAAATGGTCAGCCCGTTTGCAAAGGAATTAATGTCGTAATGTCGCCTCGTACTTTACGTACTGCTCCATTTATTATCAAGCTAATTCTAAGGATTTAATTTATTTGCGTTTGTTTTTTAATGGTTTAGCGCTGCTGATCACATTCGATTTATACGCTTCAATGTCGCCGTTCTCGCGCGCCCAGCGTATAGCCCAGCTGTTTATCGCGTTAGTGATTTCCGTAGCGGTCTGCTCTCCAATCCCCTTAATATCCACCAGCTCAAAAGGTAACACGGATGCAATGGCTTGAACGTTCTTAAATCCCGCACATTTCAGGGTAGAGAGCACTTTAGCCGGTAACGTCAACTCATCAATGCCAGCTGCGATAGCATCCAGCGCGCGCTTGTGGATTTTCGGGAAGTCCATTTCTAACCGGGTCATGATCCGCTGGTGTAATTCTTCGTCTATCGCTGGGTTCCAGGCATTTTTAAATACGCTCAGACGTTCGTAAATCGGATTGCCCCACACACCAGGCACCACGTCCATCGCTACCAACATGGCTGTGCGGATCTGGAAATGGAAATCAGCCAGCTCAATCACATGCCCCTTAATGTAGCTATTGCGCGCCAATAACCCAAAGTGGAAGTTGTAGATATACAGGTTAAGCTCAGTCCCTTGCTCAGTAACGACAGTATGAAGTTTCACTTGTTCGCGACCGTCGTGAAAATCCACCCGCTTTCTAAGGTTTTCGTACAAAGCATTAAGCCGGTCCAAATCCTGACGTTTGGTGATCAGGTTCGAACGGGCTGTAGCGACCTCTTTATCGGCGATATTGAGCTTGCCCTGCATGGTTTGAAGTCTCTTATTTGTGTCTTTGCGCTCTGCTCGCAACCTGGAGACTTGCTTTGTCAGATCGTCACGCTCACGGAGAAGAGATTCAGGATGTAAGCGCTTATAGGTATCAAAGGACGCTTTCAATGAATTGTAGGCCAGCTGCATCGTTGTTAATTCCTGTGCTGATGACTCAATCTGGCTCTGCAAATTAATAATTGAGTTTTCCAGCTCAAGCGCCTTCATTTTGGCGTCATGACGTAACCCTTCCAGCTCGTCTTCTTTCGCCTGTGCCTCTTCCTGCACACCTACTTTGTACAGGTTCATCTCCAGTAGTTGGTTTTTCGTTGTCTCAAGCTGTTCAATGAGTGCGTTACAGTCGTTGGTTTCATCATCCAGGCGCGTATTAACGTCACTCTGCAGCTGCTCGATCATGCTTATACTGGTTTCCAGCGCGCGCCGGTCGAGGTCGTCACCGCTGATACGGCGTAATGTCAGATTCAGTTGGTTATAGACGCCGACAAAGGAAAGGTGAAGAACCTCATCGGTGATGCGGGTAGGAGTGGTGAGTTGTTCTGCGGCATTAGACATTTTTCTCTAAGATTCCTTGTTAGAATTTATGGTATTTAACAAGGCGAATAATAATCTGTAATTTCCTAATAGTCTATTGATAACGGACATAAAAAAGGGCCGCACTGCAGCCCTTAATGCGCATATCACTGTAGTAATAGCACCAGACCTAATACCAGGAACGGTACGAACCATGCAGCGACGTTTAGCCATCTACGCCATACCCTACCTTTCCCCAGCCCATGAAAGTATTCGTTCTCAGTCATGAGGCCAAGATAGCTTACTGAGATCAGGCCAGTGGACTCATCCATGTCCAATGACTGTTTGACTAAACTGATATCAGGTATGGTCACTACGTCATAATCCAATGCGAGTACCGCACTCCTGAAATGCCCCTTTTCTCCGACAAATGACAGGTTGTAGTAGTGTTTACGCATGACACACCCAGTTATCAGCAAGCAAATCATCTAAAGACGGCTCAAACGGTGCCATCCCTCCCTTCATATCATTGACTACGAACACTCCCCCTTCCTCAGATTCATCTGGCTCATACGTTACAAAATCGGCAGAGCCTTCCCGTTGGCCTATCATTTCGGGGTTATTTTCGAGTGTGTTGTATACGTAATTAATGTCCATGTAACCCCGATCCTCTACCCATGCTATGTAAAAAAAACCGCTGGCAACGCGCCACCAGCACATCTGACTTCACTATCATCGCCTTACGTTTAAGCCGCCGCCCTCCAGTAGCTGTTATTTGGGTGCTCTGGCATCGATTCACCGGCGGCAAGCTGTGAGTAAGCCACCATCTCCGCGACGGCTTCATCCGGTGTGAATGCCAGGATGCAGTAGTAGCCTTGATCTGTCAGCAAATTGAGCCATTCAATCTGCTCTTTTGTTGGCTTTTTCTTCCCGTGTTTTAGCTCTACTCGCATCCCGTGATAAATACCGGCTGGCTTATCAAGAGACATATCTGGATAGCCTTTTTTCTGCCCTTCTGCTGGCATTTGCGCCGCGCTTTTTTTGGTGCGATATCCGCCGTTCGGAGTCGCATGAAGAAGTGAGTAGAGATCGGGGTGTTTCCGTTCTATGCGATCAAAAACTTGTACTTGATCGTAGTGTTCCTGGTTGCCTTTAAGCAGCTCTGGTTTTTTTATCAGGGCCGCGAGTGCCGCTGCGTGAACTGAAACCTGAACAACTGTTTTTAACCAGTCTGAGTCAGAAGAGGCGGCGCGAACTGGACGCTTCTTTTTGTATCCTTCAAGCCATTCCGATGAAAATCGCATACCCTTTCCATGAAGCTTAATGAAGTATCACACCCGAAAGATATCAATCTATCTAAGAGATAATGAATAATTACATTTATTCTCACGGCGTTTCAAAAAAAACACAATAGCAACAGCCAAGCTTATGGCTGTTAGCAATGTAAACGCCGAAGAGAATGCAAAAACCGATGATATTGTTCGGTTTTCGCGTGGGCTTAGGTGAGATTGTTCAACGGATCGCGAACTGGTAGATAAGACTCAAGATCCAGGCCGCGCCGAAGGTTGAAAGAAGCAGTGCGCCCCATACGATGAGGGTCTTCTCCAGAGAGGAAACGTCGTTTTTTTTCGCAGAAAGCTGAGGATGGTTTACAAAATCGCGTTGCGCGTAATTTTTCATGATATAGTCCCGTTGTTCTCTGTAGGCCTAAGTTTGACGGCGAAAACCTACAGGTGAATGTGAGGCCCGGCTATGCCGGGCTTTTCTTTTGCTCCATTAAAATCTAAGGCTTTAATATATTTAAAGCAAGGTATTTTTCTGTTAGAAAACTTCAGATTGAAAAACTAAGAAGTGTTTCCCGTGCGTTCGCAAGCGCTAGATCCCACTCATCCCGCGTCAGCTCTCGCACCAGACGTACCCGCTCATTGCTTCCAGGACGCATTACCCACGTCCAGTTTTTTTCCTGCTGATTATCAATCGTCAACTCGAAAACCCCCTGTGACCGCGCAAATCGTAAGCAACAACCCATTGCTGCAGCCTTTTCCCGCAACTGGTCCGAAGTGTAAAACCGGCGTTCAGTTTGGGGTCTGACTTTTGACATGTATGCTCCTTTATCTGGTCAGTTTGAATTTTTCGATGGACTCGTCGTAGCTGGTGTATTGGTATGGCTCAGTATCATCCGCCGACGGCATAACACTGAGAAAATGAACAGCACTGTGAATATTACCAGACTCCAGCACTTCGTCAGCATAAAGGTGTGCCGCCACCAGTGTCAGAGCTGGGCGACTCATGGTGTAAATCGCCGCCACATCCCCATCAACGATTTGCCCAAAGTCAGTATGGCCATCTTTCAATAGCAAGACCTTGAGCGAGGGCCACCATGGGCCAAACGATCGATATGTTTTAACATCTGCTTTCAGGCGCTCCACCAGCCCCTTTAGATATGCTGCGGTAAACTCTTCTTCACTGCGACCTAACAGGGCATGCTCCAGCAATACTGTCTCTATGTACTCTTCTGTCGGCTTAATAGTGTCGATTAATGTCGTCATTTCTTTTTGGCCCAGTCACCTGGGCCTCTCCATGAAAATTAAATGATGGCCTGAATGCTGGCTTGGATTTCGGCTTTGTCGTACCGGCTTGAGACTACCCACGCAGGCTGGGTAAACTCGTTACCTTCAACCGGATCGTCTTCAAAGTTCCAGAACGTCGCACCGTATTTCTCTTTAAGCATTTCCCGCACGGATTTTTTCTTGAGCGTGGCACGTCCCGACGTATCACACAGAACGTGCGCACCCCCAGCCGGATAGCTGAGCTTGAACGTTCTACGACGCCAGACGCGCTTTCCTTCAAGATTCAGCGAGTTTTGCTGAATGCTGAAGCCTAATTCTTTCTCGTCAGTTTGCTCTTGGGTAAACTCTGTTGCTTCCGCTTGTTTTGCCTCTCGCTCCTGCTTTTCGGCTTCAATTTCTTCAGCTGTTTTTTCCCCTGCCATCATAGAGAGATATTCTTCCCATGATGAAGCAAATTGTTTAACCCCCCCGTGCTTAATCTCCTGTAATTTATATTTAATTACGTCAATGTGACGGCGCACCAGCTCTGCGCTGCGGAAATCCTCAACCGATATACGGCTTTCGGAGTATGCGCCCACCAGCACCCCAGCCATCAGGTAATCAGCGAGGGAAGACGTCAGCAGCGAATCATGGCTATTCACCTGTTTAATTAAGTCGGCAGTGGATGAGTCAACCAGATCGCGGATCACCTTCAGCGACCGCACACCACTAAGGCGGGAGTATTGCTCATACAGTTTTTGCGCCAACTTTTCATTGCCATCTTTCATGACCTGCAGCTTTGCCACCAGGCGCTCATCACGCAGTTGCTGGAACAGGTTTTCCAGTTGGCTCTTGTTTGAGAATCGCTCGTGTAGCTGAGTCAGGGATGACGTTGAAATTCGGTGTTTCCACATGGCCCTGACCGACTCATGATTGCCGTTAAACTGGGCGCGAATGTCGCTATCCGACGCCCCAGCCAATGAATCGTTATACATGGTCTCAGCCTTAGCGATTGATTCATTGAGCATCGGCAATACATCCTCTACGGTCCCCTGCTCGCCAAAGGCCTCCAGCTCGGCGGTGTAGTTTTCCCCAAATACTGCAATGAAAAAGAGTCTTGCCGAGTACATGCTCGAACCGCTACGGCTGTATGCAAACAGAGCACGTTTTAGGCCATCATCACTACTGTCCGGGTAAACATAAGACGTTGGCGCGATATCATCCGGCAAGGCTCCACGCAAGATATAGACCAGCTCAAGTTTGCCGTCATTGTATGCCATCCAGTAATCATCCCTCACGCGTAAGACGTTCTCCGTCACCGCATCGTAAAACTGCGCACGGGTAAGGACGCTGGCAACTTTGTCTGGTGTAAGGCCTTCAGCAGCCCGACGTCTTGCCTCTACCGTATCCAGTGAAACATCAACCTGGTTGATAATATCGCTCACCGGCATTTCTCTCTTCGATCCGATGCGATACGTGGAGTACGGATAAACGGAGGTGTAAGTGATTTCAGTTTCTACCGTCTGTTTTTCCGGTAACAGGCGAGTAATGCGTACAATCACTTGCTGTGAGGTATCAGTATTGATGGTGTAATAAGCGTCGGTTTTTAACACTCGACCACTATTCGTTTTCATGTAATTAGACGGATTCAGCAATACATCCGGGTCAATATCGATCACACCTGCAGCAATGCTACGCTCCAGATCGCCTTTGGCGCGCTTTAGCATGGTGGCGGCGTTTTTATTGCGCGTCAGGGTGTTACGGGCGGTTTTAACCTGGCCTTTCAGGTCGGTTAATTTCTCAATCTGATATTTCAACATGGTCCGGGCATTGCGTCGTGACGAACCGTGATAAACATCAGCGCTTCGCTTACCGTGGATCTCCGCCCAGCTGTTATATTCGGATTCCTCCTTAGTAACGTCGTTGCGCGCCTCTTCTACCGCTTCCTCCTGGGTGCCGAGCTGTGCGGTCAGGTCGTTGAGATTGTCAGCCAGCGCGGTCGGATCTTCGTTTGCCGCAATGGACGAACGCAGGTATACATCCAGCGCTACCTCAGCTTCTTTTTCGGCTTTACGGCGTTCCGCTTCGCGTCGAGCTGCAAGCTGCGCTTCGAGACGCGCTTTACGCTCATCCTGGTTCGCCGCCAGCAGCAGCTGAATATCATCATTTTCGTCCATGTCGCCGTTCTTGAGCGTTGAGGCATCAGACGTCATGATTTCGCCGATCCAATTACCCTTGCGTTTCAGCGTACCTAACCGGAATTCGTCAAATGAACCTTTGCCACAGTAGTAATGGACGTTCACGCTATCCTGTGATGAACCTACGCGCGCGCCGCGCCCGTTGCGCTGGTTGATGCTGGCAGGGGTCCATGGTAGCGTCAGGTGATGAATATCCGTGGTACCTTTGTGAAGGTTAATCCCGACTTCAGCCTTTTTGTTGCAGATGACGATCGGCGTTCGACCTTCGTTATAATCAGCGGCGATCCCTTCCATGCCGGTGAGCGACATATCATTCAGCGCGGAAATGTAGTCCTCATATTTTGCCAGCTCGCTGTAATATTTCTCCCAGGCACCGTCTTTGTATGTACCGTCGGCTTTTTCCGTCGGTTCGACCGGCTTTTTAACCTTTTTCAGCTTCACGCCGGTGGCTTGCTGTACGCTGGTGGCATTGATGATCCCGATCTGACTCTCATCCATACCCAGCGCATTCGATAAAATGCGGCGTAGCTTACCGTGCTGGCTTTTCTCATCCATGAAGATGATTTGCTTACCGTTAACCAGTCCGGCTTTAAGGTTGGCAATCAGAGCGGCATATTTCGGTGGGATCGGGTGTGTGACCGTCTTCATGTCGATCCCGACCTTCGCAATGGCCTGAAGCACTGCAGCTTCCAGGTCTACGCTAACCACCAGCTCGACGGCATCCCCACGGGTACTAACTTTGGTTTCGACTACCTTACTGGATAACGTGCTCACCAAGCCCGTGTCAGACTCATCGTCATCAGCCTCTACCCCACCAGCTGCAGCGGGAAGACCGGCGGCAATAGCCATAACCTTTTCGCGTTGGTCTTCGGGGAAGATAAACGTCATTGACGACCGATATAAATCAGGGTCAATGACCAGCTTATCCATGTCGCGGATCACCGAGAAAATAAAGTCATCGTTATTGTTCGCCGTGATGGAAATCGTGCCATCCTCATTGCGTTCAATGACGTCTTTCTGCCCGATCTTCGCCGCGCGCTGGCGCAATTCCTCGTAGATATCTACTTGCTCTTGCGTTAGCGGCACGTCTACGTTGATTTCGTTCAGGTCGGGGATTTTGACGCTTTCCTTGACGTCCTGAGCGGTCTTTAGAGTGGTCCAGCGATGGAAAATACCGCGTAAGCCGTCCAGGTTCTTAAAGCCCACCAGCCCCTGCTTATCAACCACCTCGCCGGATATCTTCTGCACCACCACATTAGCGGTTTCGCCAAATACGCGAACAAAGTCATCAGGGGTTAATATCCCCATGGCTTTCCACTCTTCAACCGGCACGACGTGAGATAGCATGTTGAAGGCATCTAACGGGCTGTTTACCAGTGGGGTAGCTGTTAACAGGGTTACGCCGCGACCGTTGAATTTCTTCATCAGGTAGGCGCTTTTTACAGCCATGTCGCGCGCGATTTGCGAGACTGCAGGATTCGGCAAATAGGCTAGCTGCGCGGTTTCTCGACCAGCAGCCAGTGAATTTCGGTAATTGTGACCTTCATCAGCGATCACATTGTCAAAATTCATGTCCTCAAAGTACGGAACCTGGTGCTTTTTCGCTGTGCCGGTGTCAGCGGCTTTGTCCTTAATTTTGTTCTTCGCCAGCTCAGCACGATGGCTACTTTTCAGAAGATCGGTACGGCCCATATCAATAGCGTTATAGAGCGCCTGTGCCGAGTTCTCTTCTATGGTTTCTTCACGCAGCGGGATCATGCCAAACTGTTCTTTGGTCATAATGACGCTACGGAAATTCGACGCCGGTATGCGGTTCATTCGCTCCAGAATCGTGGCGCTATCGGCATCCTTAATGACGTTACGCATTACCGGGTTGCCGTCACGATCAGTCATCGGCTCGTTGTTTTCATTGCGAACCTGGGATGTCTGAATCTCGCCGTCTTCCCCACGTACCTCGTCAATGCCGACAAACAGCATTTGCGCAAAGACCTCCGGGCTGTAGAAGTCCCGCGCCTCGTGGTACCAGTTGTGGTAGACCGCCTTTGGAACGACAAAAACAGTGCGTTTTGAACGTCCGTGCTGGTAGTTGAATGCTTCAAGGGCAAGCGCCGTCGTCGTTTTACCCAGGCCGGTACCAAAGCCCATAATCCCGCGCCCATCTTCCGAAAGGCGGCGAACCTCAGAGTTCTGATAGCTTAATGGGATGCGCTTGCCAGACAGTCCTTCCAGGTGAAGTGACTCACTAGAATGTTCGAACGGAATGTAGTTGTTAAAGGCATCGTTGTAGTCGTTCACAACACCCTCAACGTCAGGATGTGATCGCAACCAATCGTTGAAGCTACCTTCCAGCTTGGCTATGCGAGAAAGGTATTCCCCCGCCTTCGGGCCGCGCGGTTTCACGCCGTTAAGGTAGTTCTCCAGCTGGTTGAGAAAACCATCGCTGTTATTGGCCTTTTTAAACTCAGTTACACCGCTATTGCTGGTGACGGTTCGCAGCTGATACCCGGTAAAAATACCGTCTTTACCTTCGTAATCATCCGCCGACACCAGGTAGCCATTCTCAACTTCCAGATCCTTTGTATAGCGGAAGGCGTCATAACCCTGTTCGGCGAGAAATTCTTTAATCAGGCGACGGTCAAGCCAACGGGCGTTGAGGTTGACTTTAATTTTGTCGATTGGGGCTGCTTTTCGACGGGCATTAATCAGCTCCATCTGGCGAACAAAGTTCTGCTTTTCGGGGCCGTCCGGGTACTCGTTTACCAGCCCTGCAAGGTGGTTGATTTTGCCGCGTACATTTCCGCTGGTGGCGCGGGACATTGGCAGCATGTTTCCATAGCCATCGAGCGCAATTTCAGGGAACCCGGCAAGATACGCCAGTAATGCGTCATCACTTTCAGGAAGCTTTGCAGTACAGACCTCTCTGAATTGCTCCAGCGTGACGGGAATCAGGTCAATCTGACTAAATAAATGACTGACAACTTGCTCAGGATTAGCGGTATCCAGTGTTTTCAGTTCAGTCTCATTCAGATTACCGGTCAACAAATCCGACAGCTGGCCTTCTCTGGTCACGTTCGCCTGGAAGGTGAGCCAGGCCTTCGCGGTGCTATCGGACAACCCGGATAACCGCAGTCCATTAGGTGAGCCGTTTCGCGCTACCTCTTCGGCGGTAATCCTTGCCGCGTCCACCAGCAAAGAACCCGCGTCACGTCCCTGGGCGATCATGTCCTGTGCATCGTTAATCGTCAGGCCAATCAAGCCACCACGCATTACCCGTTCACGCTGGCTGGCTTTCTGCTTTAGAGCAAATGAAACAATGCTTTTTTGACGATCGGAAAGAAGGGATGGGTAAACATCCATGACGGCGGCGATCTGGCTGGCGGTCAGCGATAGCAGCCCCTGCAGAGATCGGCATCTCGTTTGTAAATCGCCAAACGTTGCCACACCGAATCTGGCAGCATCAATGGCGGTATGGTTAGTCGTTGTGTCTCGTATCCACTTGTCGCCGTCGAACGTATGCCAGATATCCCCCACCAGCCGCTTGTCACCTTCGACGGCCCCCTGATACAAATCCTGTTCAATGGTGAGCATGGACCAGTCAATTCGGCTATCAAAGCGACGTGACAGCGCCTGTTTCATTGCCGCATTGGTAAGTTGGCCATCCTTCTTGACCGTCAGAATATTATTGAATGATGAGCGCTCTGTTTCTCCGTGAACAAAGCGTTTCCCCTCGGGGCTAAGGAACCATTTACCCTTAATGAATACAGGCCACAGCACATTCGCGCCGGTGAGCATTTTGTCAGTGGCATCATTGACGATCTCCGCTAGGGGTTTCGTGTGCTTACGTAGCACCCATACATCGACCACCGTTGATGTTCCGCTCTCGGCAAAGGTACCGGACGGCATACGGTGAGCACCCAAAAACTCCGCTTTACGGGATACGCGGTCGCGCAGCTTCTTGTTCGTCCCTCCGCCGTCGGTCATACCGTTCGGTACCACCAGCACAATCAGGCCACCAGGCTTCACCTTGTCTATGGTTCGTAGGATGAAGTAATGCCCGACGTTCGTTTCGTTTTTGTAAGCGGGATCAAGCTCAGCGTAACCAGTTCGGCTTTCGCCAAATGGCACGTTTCCGACTGCATGGTCGTAGGTATCATCCGGTACTTTAGCCGCTAAAGTCTCAAACGCCCCCAGTTGTACGCTGTCTTCAGGGTGCAGCAGCTGGTTAATACGACCGGAAACTAACGAGATCTCCGCTGCAGTCATAATGGCACCTGCAGGCTTCGTTTCCTGGAAAATACCGGTACCTGCAGACGGCTCAAGAACATGACCAGACGTTACGCCATAATCAGCCAGAAGATCCCACACACCTTCAGCCATAAATTGCGGCGTGTAGTATTCGTACTGGCTTCCCCCATCGGTCAGGCCACCTTCGCCGGTGTAACCCGCAAGAATTTCACGCTGTTCAGCGCTCAGGTTGTTCCCATTAAAATTTTGAGGTAGCTCATTCAGCAATCGCATAGCGTCATTGTTCGCTTGTCGCCTGGCTCGCTGGATACTTACACCGCTCTCCTTTTCAATGCCGAATTGCACAACCGATCGCACCTTACGCGCGCGAAGTATGGCTGTTATCAACTCACTTAGTGTTGATGCCCCACCAATTGACTCTGAAAGCTGGTTTGTCATTTTTTAACCTTATGCCCGTAAAACATAGACCCAATAAAATCCACGTAAATCTAAGCGGTCTGTATTTAACAAAGGTACTGGTCAAAACATGGCTAACAGAAAGACGACAAGCTCCGGGCCACTTGCAGCCCTGAAAAAAATGTTCTCCAGTGCGCCTGCCGCGCCACTGGCACAACTCCCCATCAGCAGTGGTCACAATGTGGTTTCACGGTCGGGGCTGTCATTTCTGACCGGCAACCGACAAGACGCGCCTGGAGAACTGACAACACAGGCAGATCAGATAGGTATCAACCTTGAGCTGCCTCTGGAAAGGTTGTCGCGGTATACAGTCCTGGAGGAAATGGCAAAAAGCGCCACGGTTTCCCAGGCGTTAAATATCCACCTCGCGCAAGCCTTATCTCCCAGTAAACGGACTGGCCTGGCGTTCTCTATCGTTGCTAAAGACCCTGGGGATAAAGAAACCGTGGCGCGCTGCAATGAGCTAATGAATGACCTGGGGGAAATGATTGATACCGGCCTGCCGTCGTGGGGATTACTCATGGCTATTTTCGGCGTCGGATATATGCGCCCCTACGGTGAGCCTGGTCGCGGGATCGTAAATATCGAATCGTCTTACTACACCCTCCCGTACTTCATTCAGGAATTTAACAAAGGCGGGACTCTCGCGGGGTTCTCAGGCGATTACCTTCTTTCACCGGAAACAATGCAGCGCATGCTGGCTGACCCGTGGGAGATCGTGGCAATGAAAAACCCGTTTTGGACGCCATCAGGGAAAATTATTCCGGTCACAACCGGTACGCGTGGATATTCCCTATTAAAGGAACAAAACCAGCACCCTATCACCGAAACGCAGAACTACGGGACCAGCTTTCTGGAAAACTCGTATGAAGCGTTTATGAACCTTTGCGGCGCACTGAATGCACTGAAGGCCACACGTTACAACGCTGCAAAAATTGACCGGCTGATCGCACTGACAACCGGCACTCTCGATCCGGTAAACGCCGCGAACTACACGCGCACGGTCAGCCAATCCCTGAAGCGTAACAGCGAAGCTATGTCACGCCGTTCTCTGCAGGCGAATACCATGCCGACGGTGCTTAACCATCTGATACCGGTTATGGGGGATGGCAAGAACAACATCACCATTGATACCCAGTACATTCCAGCTGATATCACCGGCATTGAAGACGTCATGTTTCATCTTCGCCAGCTGTGCTCAAGCCTGGGCATAGACTCGACCATGCTCGGCTGGGCAGACCAAATGTCAGGGGGATTAGGTGAAGGTGGTTGGGCGCAAACAGCTATTCAAGCCGCGATCCGTGCTCAATGGCTCCGCCAGGCAGCAAGCGATGTGATTTACCGGCTCACGGATATTCATCTGGCATACAAACACGGTAAAGCCTACCTGTCTAACCAGCGCCCCTACTCCGTCCAGTTCAACTCAATGAACACAGCATTGATGCAGGAAGAAGCCCGGGATCAGGATTCCCGTGCCAACTTCATCGCTGTTATCACGCAAATTCTCGACCAGATCCAGCAAAGCCCCAAATTGGCGGGTAGTGAAACGTTCATGCGTTACCTGTTTTGCGACCAGCTAAAAATGGATGAGCAGATGCTGCAGTCCATGATCAAAGAGTTCAATGCGACCAAAGACGCAGGAGAACACGACGACATGATGTACGAATCTGCCCCAGGTAGAGGTGATGACAGTAACCCGGAAACATGGAGTCGGGAACAACTGCTTAACTTCGCCAAATTTGTTATGACACAACAGTAATACGGAGCACACCTTGAAATCACTAAAGACAGTTACCGATCGCTTTTCTCTGGTGGACACCATTCGTCGCCACACACCGCAGAATACGCGCAATTACATCCTGAAATCGGTTAGAGATACCTTCAACGATCCAGAGGTGAAAGAATGCATCTCTCTCGGTGAAATGTACGGCTACTATGGTCATGGACGCCGACAAATTCACTACGCCAAAACAGGGAAACTAACTCTACCTGAAGTCTCCGTAGCGGTTGTGGAAGGGAAGCCCGTAACTCTGACGAATGTCCCATCCAACCGCACCCTTTCAGTATCAGTAGATGATGATGGCGTGGTCACGCACACACAGGAGATTCTTGATACTGAGCCAGGCCATATTGTCAGTGGCATGGAGGCGTCAAGAGCTGGTGGCTGGAGTTGGGCTACCGGCGGCAATGACAGTTCACTCCGTTCAGTAGTCACCGGCTTTTATGGTTTCGACTATGTAACCACGCCAAATTATATCAGCCTGGACAGGGCGTCATTAATGCTTGAGTCTGCCGGTACACGCACCGAGCTTATGATCGCTGGGCTGATTGAGTCAGGTTTCAGTGAAAACGCGGCAACGGACCTTTGCCATCACTTTGAAACCTTGCGAGAAGATCAGGCTATGTTTGAGGCCGTAGAGCATACCAGCCACCTGGAAAGTCAGATGTGGGCGCTGCAGGGCCAACTGGCAGAAATGCAGGCGCGAGTTAGTGAGCAAAACGCCATGCTGGAAAGCGCCGGTGAACTGGCGAAAACCCGCCGCCGTATTATGCGAGAAACATTAAACAGCCTGCCTGTTTTTCTCAGCAAAGAACAACGTCAGGCGCTGCTACGTATGGAATCTGAAGAAGATATTCAGGTGTTGTCTGCGATGCTGGAGTCAGCTGCAGGAAATATGTCTTCCAGCCTACCAATCGGCGATCGCCCTTCCCGCCAGCACGATCCGGCGAAACAAACCACTACCGCCAGCGATGAGGATGTGCTCTGGTTACGCCCGAACAAATAACTTCGTAGCAAACCGCTCAAACCGCCTTAACTGGCGGTTTTTTATGCCATTTCAGCAATACATTAATAACTTTAATTCTAAGGTGTAAATAAACACAGCATTGTCAAAAACAAGAGATCAGAATAGTATCCAGTTCCCGACGATCAGGATCGTAACGGCTAAAAAGATCGTGCTTTTTGGGAATCTGTGGGTGATATTACCCGCTGAAAGCAAAAAACCACCCTGCCAGGTGGTTCTTGCCGGGGGTTAAGCCCCTGAAATTCAATGTGATAAGCCAACAACCAAGCCGAAACAAAAAGGCAACAATAAAAGGAGATAAAAAGGAGGCAAATATGAATTAACCCGATCCGTTTTTCCCAGCCCACAAAGATGAAAACGTTCTTTACTGAGCGGAGGCCTTTTGTTGTCTGGTTACTAGACTAGCGTCCAGTTTACTAGCGCCGATCTCGGCACTCAAGTCTTTTTTTTGCTCACCCGTGACCATCTTTGCCCAAATGTTACTCAGTGACAGGAAGCCCCGCGTCTTGAGGTTTTCTAAATCAATATAACTATGGAAAAGAAGCAGAATGGATAACGCAAAGGAACTACGAAATGACATGCCGTCGTCTATCACGAACTGTGTCATTAGCGCTGACCTGCCAGATTTTGAACACTATCACCACCTGGATAATGAAGCTCTCTGGCTCGAAGTACAGAAGAACTACCCCACGGGATACAAACTCAGTCACGCCTTTCTTTTCCTGCCAGTTGCGCTTATCAGCCGTACCGGGAAACTGATTGCAGCCAGCATCGCCAACAAAGTGAACCCGTCCCACACCGGCGTTTGCTATGCCAGCCGTAAAACTCTCGCGCTCGATGCTGAAGTATCCATAGCCACGCTCGACCGCTTCACTGCAGGCGCTACCGGGCGCGCTATTTTCACTTCTGAAATACCCCAAGATAAAATTGGAATTGAAACCGCCAGACGCACACTAACTCGCGGTGCCATGCTGTTTTGCCTTGCGATTGCTCTGTTTCGTAAAACCACCAGCAGAGTGAAACAAAAGGTAATGGCCTTCGCTTTGAAAGCCGCATCAGCTGTGCTTTTCACCAAATTAGGGGGACGCAAAACGCAACCCGAAGAGGGGGCGCAAAATGCGTCACAAAAGAAGATATTAACCCCTTCTAAAAGTCAGAAAGAAAAGACAAATACTGTGACCGGTGAAAGTGATTCTGTGGATAAGCAAGAAGGAGTGAAAGGCAAAACACTGCAGCAGTGGAATGAGCGTATTAACAAAACACGGATTCAGGGGCAGCTCAATACGGCAGAACGTAATTACCAGGAACGACAGTCTGCGCTCGGCACCAACGAGAAGCGTTACAAGCACATGTTCATCAAGCTGATGGATACCCTGAAAAAATCTATCCACCAGCGTGATGACGGTATATTCCGTTCCAGCTTTAACGACGTGGATTACAGCAAAAAACCGGATGGCTTTCGGTAATTACGCTTCGCTGCTGGACGTCTGTGCATTCTGCAGTGGTAGCTTGTATGACTCCGGCCCCGGCTCACCGGCAGGCCAACGATAACCGGTTACGCGGCTACGCGGGAATGCACGGATGTTTACAGCATCGCCCTGATTACCGCCCAGCACTAACAAGTTACGGTTTGCATCCTGACCAACAACAAAGCCGACATGACCGCCGCCGTCACGGGTAAACGTCACAATGCAACCATATGCCGGATCGTGCAGCGCGGCACCCCAGGAGGTGTAACTTCGTGCCGATTCAAATCGAGTAGACTGGATGCCTACACGCTCAAGCGTCGCCCCGACAAATGCAGCACACCACGGAGTTTCATCGTCTTTGATGCCACCGCGTTTAATGTCCTTCCACATCTGCAGGATCTCGGGGTTGTGTTGCGCACCTTTGATTTCACGTAACCCGATGTGTTTACGGGCCTCAACTATCCAACGGAGTTCATTGGGCTGACTCATGCTTTTTTCCTCTGTTAGCAATGAGCCGAAACAGTAACCGCTCTGTACTTTGCAACCGGCAGCACATACGTTATGGGCAAAAATAAGCCCACTCGAAGTGGGCGTTTCTTAGTGAATTGGGCTGACAATATTCGGGGTATCATCATCATTCGGGTCGTCATCGCCAGCGTCAACTTCAGGCCAGTCCACCTGCCAACCAGCACTTTCCAGGCTACGTAAGACCAAATGTGCGTCAGCATTTAAAGAGTTCACCTCTCCCACGGCAGAATTAGGCCGTACACCGTTAAGTGCGCTGCGCATATCATCCTGAGTGATATCCCCTTCAATAATTACCAGCGTACCGGCATCACTGCATTCAACCACCCCAGTTTTTCCTCCGGGCATTGTTACCTTAATGCGCATTCTGCAGTTCCTTAAAGCATCCCAGTAAAAACTCTATAATCCCGTCACCGTTTAAGTATGAAGTTGCGGTCAATTCAGGATCAGCGTAGCACTGTAGCGCCATTGAAAACACTTCAGTAGAACGGCAATTGTTCAACGATGGTGCTTTCGATAATACCTTGCCACTCGCGAGACTCACCTTGTTATCCATGTAAATTTTGGACATGTAGTAGTGACTCAATGTCGTTTTGACCTTGTACTCCGCACTACCGTACCCACCAAAATTACTGTATACCAACCGCCCTTCTGTCTTTGATTTAATAAAGCCTTTAGCGCGCTCCAGCAAATGAGGGTTAGAAAATTCTACATGGTGTCCAAGTTCGTGCCACATAACATGCTCGGCGTCCGTATCCGCGTCGATAGTCACAGCTTGGCGAATCCGGCATGCACTCGCTCTAACCTTCGCCTGGTGCTCTATCTTTTTCAGCGTATCCAGCTTGCCGCCGGTCAAAGTAAAGACCTTTTCCGCAACATCGCGCGCATCGTATCCTGTACGCCATCCTGCCGTAACAGTGGTTTTCTCACTAACGTCGCTATCCAGTTCAATCGCATTGCCCCACGCTTCGGCATCTTCTTTTGACACTGGAGAGGCCTGCATTACGGCATCCATAGCCGCTTTAACTTTACTGTGTATTTTCTCAACAATTAGAGGTGGGTATGTAGCTTTATCCTTGAATAACCTCTCAAGTTCATATATCTCACCGGCTTCATCTGATTCACGGTCTATAAACCATTTAAGCCGCTCTACCTCCAGACCTATCCCTCCATGTGGCGTGAAAACATCTTTGAGGTATGGCTTCAACTTTTCAGGCCGGTCACGAACTTTATTAATCTGCTCTATATAAAAATCGGCCTCTTCAGGTAGCCTGAGACGACCATCCTTATCATTCGCTTCGGCAAGTGCTTTCACGCGGCGTAAAACATCGATGTAAGCATCAGCCAGCTCGTCGCCGCTAAAGTCTTTCGACAGCCCTACAGCATCGAGCGCAGCCTTTCCGCTTTCCATTACATCGCTAATGTCCGTGAGTGCTTTTTTGCCTGCAGCGATCGCCCACTGCAGAGCGGCTATCGTTTCAGAGATACTTTTTGCATTAGCCAGTTTTTTATCAAACTTGCTCGTGACTTTCGCATAGATGGCATGCGGCATTTTCATGAAATTGTCCAGCCAGGTTCTGCAGGCCTTACGCAGCTCCTGCCAGCTCAAGTCTGATTGCATTAGGTCTTCAAGTCGGTGCATAAACATGAATAATCGATCAGGGCTGGCACCACTCTCCGATGCTTCCAAAAATAACTTCACCCGGTAATCAATATTTCTGGCATCCGCCAGTGACGGCGCAGGTTCATTATTTTTAATGGCTTCCTGCAACGCCTTGTAGTAGAAGGCGCTATTTTCTGAAGAAGTTGCCATTTCGCCAAGCAGGTTACCGCTATAACCGTGTGCTTCCACCCATGGCTGAATTAGAGGTCGCTGTGAATACAGCATGTTTCTGCCCACAGAGGCACTCAGACGCGCGAGATTTTCTTCAGTATTCGGATTGGCCTTAGCCAGTTTTCCGGTCATTTTGATGGCGTTTACCAGCTCGTCAACGCTGGTCGCGCTCGCGATCATTTGCGATATGTAGGCGCTGTTATCACCCGGCGCTGATTCGAACATCGCAAAGTTAAGCCCTTTCCCCTCACCAAACTCGTCTTCAATTTCGGTAGAGACTGCAGACAGCACATCAACAAGTGACAGGCTACCGCCGCCGAACATATCGCCCAGCGCCTGCTGCTGGTGGAGTAGCTCATCATTTATTTTTTGTGCCATCTTCTTAAACGCAGCACCTATACGCTTGGAACTGCGACTATTGGCAACGATAAATAGCGCCAGGGCCTCAGCCTCTTTGTTGGTGTCTTCAAACAGGCCTTGTTGTGCGATCACCTCTTCGATTGCCTGGCCTGAGTCTTTGGCCCGTCGCACAAGGTTAATCGCCTCCTGTAGCGCGGCAATGGCCTGTTTATCAAGACCGTCCACTTCCTCAATACCACCCACCAGCCCATTCACAGCCTCTTTGTGAACGTCACCAGATAGCATCTGCATTTGTGCAAAATCACTGGCTGCGGTGTTGAGTGCAGTCAGGATATTACGCATCTCAGGATCGGGTTCTTCTGCGACCATTTTTACCAGTCGTTCGTCTTTGTACGCTTTTGCAAAAATAGCGTTCTGAATGCGATCAATCAGTTGCTTGGTCGGCCTGCCGTCAGTCGTTACCAGACCTGCAGTTGCAGTATCCCCAATTTCGCGCATAAACGACTGAATGAAGCCATCATTAGACCGTGCAAGTAGATTTCCCTCTTCGGAAGGGGAAAACATCGCCATAAGCCGCTCATCAAGCATTTCGGCATCTACGAATGCCTTTTCGCTCGCTGCCATTTCCTGCAGATCTGAAAGGTTGGAATCTCTGGCAAACTGAGCACGATCAACGTCGGTTACACGCTCCCTCACCAGCATCGGCATATCCATCCGGGCAATATCTTCAGCCTTAACCCCATAGTCGGCTGCATGGTCGATCAGATACTGGCGATAGCTGTCAGCCTGCCCTTGCTCATAGGCTCGTAGTATTCCCATTGAGCGACCATTCCCCGACTCAACAACGTTGTCAGGACCGACAATAGGCGCACCGTGGCTACTTAACCCTGAATCAGCTAATTGTGCTGGACGTAAGTTTCCGGCGATCTTGCTCACCTGAATCTTACTCGACATTCGGGTACGATCCCTCGGCTGCAGCTCCGTCGGGAATGCAGGGTTTATCGTCCCATCTAGGTTATTCGAAATAATCAGGCTACTGGCATTAACAACTTTAAAGCCGGTTTTAACCTCATCCCCTTTGCTCGTCACAACAAACGAGGTTCGCCCTATGGGGGTTTGTCTCAACTGCAGTGACGCCACCAGCGTAATAAGGCTATCCAGACCTGGTGTGTTGCTAATGGCCTGTTGTGCTGTTTCCAACGGTCATACCTCCACGTTTTAGGTTTCGTGAAGGATAAGGAGTGTGTGTTATTCAGAGGGGAGAAGAAAAAGCCCCGATTAACGGGGCCGGTTATCATAGATCAGATGGCGTAGTCATTCTGAGCAACCCACGCCTTGGCCTGGCCCTTCATATCGTCCAGTGTTAGAAATTCGTTAAGGTACTCACCGACCTGGCGAAGCGTATCCACAAAATCCATTTGGGCCTGTTTTACAAACTTCCCGGAGAGAAAATCTTTAACGATAGACGGCGTATTATCTTCAGCTGGTATTGATTCAGTACCGTAACCCAGTTTCACCAAAATAGCGTCGATTTCGTCATTCAAATCCAGCAAATCCAACCCTTTAGCTGTTGTGGCCTGAACCATCAGCTCATCCAAGCGATCATTCAGGTCAAGGCGTTCCAGCGCGCTTAAATTCATGCTCCAGCCCCCTCTCTTTGAATTGCCACCAGCAAATCAGACAGGTGTTGCGCAGCGGCATTCACTTTGTCTTCATTTTCGTCAAAACGACCAGCATTCTGTAGTGCGGCAATGGCCCCGCGAACCTTGCTACGGGCGTCACGGATTTCCGCTATGTCTTTCGACTGCAGTTGCATTACAGCATCCAGATAACTCAACGCATCATTCGCTGCTGTATCGGCTTCAGATACCACGGGAGTTTCCTCATTAGTCTGCGGCGGCGTGGGAGGTGTTTGGCTTACCAACTCGGCCTTAACTTTCTCCATAAAGTAATCGAGATCGTCGCCTTCCGGGTAAGCAATGTTCGGCGCAGCTTTCTTCGTATTCAGCTTCACCTGAGAGCCGAACGTTGCCGGGTCACTCTCAGCCATTTCAACATATTGCTGTGCGTAATTAGCCATTGAATCACTAACGACGGTTTTCGCCAGTACATCGAGATCCGCCAGGGTCGGAATCAGCTTCAACTCAAAATTAGAGACTTCCTGCTCTGTCAGCTTACGAGCGTACTCAATGAAACCATGACGTGCCAAACGACCATATTTATCGCTCTGTTCCGGCACATCCAAAATTGCAGTGTGATCTGCAGGGACAGCGCCGATACTCGCAGGGCGACTTGTAAGCGCATAACGGTACTTAGCGGTTGGTTCCGGTGGTTGTTCTGGTGGTTGTTCTGGTGGTTGTTCTGGTGGCAACTCCGGCGGTTGTTCTGGCGGTTGCTCCGGCGGAAGTTCTGGTGGCGGTGTCGTGACAACGTAACGATCAGCGCGGTTCTCTCGATAGGCTTTCAGTAATTTAGTTGCAGTAACCCCCATAGCCCCGCCCTGGGATGATGGGGATGGCATTTCATAAACCTTACCAGAAGGATCGGTAATAATTACGCTACCTTGCAGCTCGCCGTCATGATCATATGAGTTGTAACGGATTATGGCCCCATTACTCAGAGTTGCCTTACCATCAATACCCATACGGTCCTTCACTTTACGCGTTGCATCCGTGAAAGACGAACCAGTATCTGTGGCACCGGCCTGAGATACTCCCTGCAAAGCTACAATTTGAGCCTCCAGTTCGGCATTAATTCGACGCTGGTTAGCGAGCTTCTCCCGCACGTCCCGCTCATCGCTCTGATGTGCGATTAACTTGGTCTGGAGCGATTCGACCTGAGTTAGCAAAGAGGATTGTTGTTCGCTTAACTGATCGTTTTCAGCGTTCAGCGCGTCAATATCACCCCGTAATTTAACCTGGGCATCTTGCTGCTTCGTGAATTTTGCACTGTTACGCTCTGCCAGGTTTGCAAGAGCTTGCGTTACTTGCTGCAGAGACACATCGCGACCGCCAATAGGGGCCACAATATGTGTTACATCGCGCTTGTTCAGCAAGAAACGGAAGGCCACCAGCAAATCATTGTTCTTTACGCGCCCGTTATCTGCAGTCGGAGAGTGGAAAACCAGGGAAATTGACTGCCCATCTGATAATGGAATCAGCGCCGTCATGATTGGAATACTGTTCACCCGGCGAACCTTACCGATGACAGCCCCTCCAATCGTTTTTTCACCGCTATCGTCCAGGCCAGCATCATCCGTACCGGCTTTAATGTCGGTTCCGTTCAAACCTCGATTTAAAGCTCTTACAAACGCGCGCATGGTCTGCGACAAACGCATACGCTCAGTGCTAATCGCTTCAAACATTGCTGCATGAGAGACATAGACCAGCTCATCGCCAAGATAAAACTGGTCCACTTCTTCAATAGTGGCGCTTTCCAGCATCAAATCGGCGCTCTGGCCCTTCATCAGTTCGTTGTAAATATCATCAGAAACTGCAGGCGCTATATAGCCAGGGACGTCTTTCAGCAGAATTTTGTCAGTCAGTGTTACGGTCATTTTTCCCCCTTCTGCAGTTGTGCGATCTCTTTCTCTAACTGACTGGTTTTTGCCAGCTCCAGGTTTAGCTCAGCCTGGATGTTCTCACGCGATTTTTGCGTCATGTCGGAATCAGAGGATAAGGACTCAATTTTCTTTTGAGTCGCGGTAATGCCGCCCTTCAGTTCCTCACGACGTGCGCGCGCATCGCTGAGGATCTGCACACTGGATTTAACGCCTTTGGTAGTTTTTGGCTTACTGCCAGCCTCATCTTTTTTCGCGGCCCGCGCGAGCTTTCTGGCTAACGCTTTCTGAAATGCGGTGGAGCCTTTACGGAATAAATCAGCCAATGATTTACCTAGCTCAGCCATAGTTTTGACGGGGGTATATGGTGCGTTCTTGCCGTTCAGCTTAACGCCAGAGATATCGCCAGTGTTGTTGACCTGAACAACCATGACCTGCTCATCAATCCCTTTCAGCTCGAAAGTTTTTACCGGGATACCATCTTTTCGACGGGCTGTGCCTGCAGGTATGATTTTGACAACCTCATACCCTGATTTAGAAATAGCCTTCTTCAGCTTATCAAGGCCTTTCTCGTTCAACTCGTCAAAGTTAAGCGTGATATAGCCCTTATCTTTAGTTGATGACACTGTATCCCCCTTTCTCCTTTTTGATGAGGTAATTACGGGAAGTCGATTCCTGAAGCGGGAAAATACGATACAGCGGATTCATTCGACTATTGCCGTGCGTTACACGGATCGTTAGTTCCCAGGTCCCTGTATCCAGATAGCGAGTATCAATAAGTAAATACTCCTGGTTTAAGCCTTTGGGCGTTAAATCCAGTGTTCTGGTCTTACCCGTAATTACCGCTGTGGGGTTACTGGAGTCGCGCAACCAATATTCAATATGCGCGCCGGTTAGCTTCTCGCAATTGACCTTAAACTTAACCGGGAAAGCTATCGCATTATCCTTAACGACGCCTTCACCGGCCCCCAGCAACACGACCTGCTTTCTTTTACACAAAAAGCGATCGAGCACCGCTATCGCAGCCATTCCCACAAGGAAATATTGTTGAATATCGTTCATTAGCCCCGGCCCCCTTTTGGCCCAAATAAATATTGGATTGTGTCGATAAGTCGGTTTTTGAGAGCTGTAGACACCTCGCGACCGTTGTTGCTAACAACGAGCACGGCGAGATATAGCAAGCTATCGTCCCAGGCCTTATGTCTGGCGATGTAATAAGCGGTCAATCCTGCGAGTACCGCTAACACCAATTCGGTGAGCAAGTTAAGGGATGACGCTTTTATCCTTTCCTCGCGCACCCCATGCAGGAAAACGCCAATGCCGCTGAGTAGCGACAGGAAAAGCGCCTGTATGAGATTCGCTTCTACTTCTGCCACAAACCCTCCGTAAAACTACTGATTTGAAAGGTGCAGAGTAGTGAGTATGTGTATTGCAAATGAAAGGAGTTGGCTGGGGCCGTTTGAATTTTTCTAGCCTTCCTCCAGGGCCTGCTCCCATATCGGTAGCTTGTTGAACTCGGCTTGTTCATCGGCATCCGTATACGCATCGTCCAGATTTTCCATCTGTGATGCCGGAAATTTTTTATAGAGCGTCGAGACACCAACATCGAAAATAATGGCGACCTGATGACGGCTCATGCCGTCGAGGATCAGGCGTCCCATCTGCGCCCAATCTTCCTGTGAGTATTTTGGTGGGCGACCACCTATTCGGCCTTTTTTACGTGCAACAGCCAGGCCCGCGCGCGTTCGCTCAATGATGATTTCACGCTCCATTTCCGCCAGCGCCGACATAATATGGAATGTGAAACGCCCCATTGATGTATCGGTATTTATGCCTTCGGTCAGAGACAGAAACTTGATATTTTTCTGTTTAAATGTTTGAAGCAGATCCGCCAGGTTTATGAGTGAACGCCCCAACCGGTCCAGCTTCCATACAACAACCGTATCGCCAGGTTTTAATTTTTTGAGTAAGCGGTTTAACCCTGGTCTTTTAGCTTTCGTGCCGGTCATTTTGTCTTCGAAAATTAGCTCACAATTTGCGCGTTCAATAGCTTCGCGCTGCAGTTCTGGGTTTTGGTCAATTGTTGACACTCGAACATAACCAATTCGCATATTTTTTAACCTATTTTCTGTGAGAAAAAAACGGCGAATTGTATCCGATACTTATGAGGGAGATATCAGAAATGTTGGTTTAGTAGATGCCATAAATAAAGCCACTGGCTCTGTGCAAAAATCAGGCGATACGATGACAGGAAATCTGTGGTTGTCTGAGTCTGGTGTATCAATCAGGACAATAAGTGGTGACAGCCCGCAGTTCTCTATCAATAACATTGCATCGGGTGCTGACTTAAACATAGACCTCCTGGGGGCAGAAGCTCGTATCTTTGGTAAAGGTTCTGGTTCTGGACCAGTTAAAGTAGCGACGTTTAATCTAAATAATGGCACCTTTTATGCGCCCGGACCTCTAAAAGCTGGAACTTCCGAACTTCATACAGATGGCAATGTTTATGGCGACATGTGGGGTGGCTGGCTTAGTAACTGGCTGAACACCAAGTTTAATGAACGCGCAACGGTTGATTGGGCAAGTCAAAACTTTGCAACGTATAGCTGGACAACGCAAAATTTTGTGCAAGAGGTATCACTTGGTGCGGAAGTATTTTATGACCAGACAGGTGGTATATTTACGTGGACATTTAAGGCACCCCAGGGATGTACCATGACGGGGCTTATGGCTCGTTATACTGGCAGTAATTCTGCGCATAATATTGGTGGACTTTATTACAAGCCAATTCAGCGGTTCAAAAATGGTATATGGGTAACGATATCGGGGTGAAATGATGAAGCTTATTAATTTGCAGCGCTATATTCCAGAAGATTTATTTTTAGGTGAAGGGATTCAGTATTTTATCGATGCGACTGGTAAGGACTGGTATAAGTCATTATCGAAATTCACTAAAAAATACAGTCTCGCCATTGAAAACGATACGGGTGTAATTCGAAGTATTAGTGAAAACACCGACAGGCTCTATCCTGTGGGGTTGACGGTTGTTGATGTTGATAGCATTCCTGATGGTTGTGACATTTTTGGTGGGTGGGTCTTTGATGGAAAGAAAATTATTCCCCGAGCCTATACCGCAAAAGAGCTGCAACAACAGGCGGAATCAAAGAAAAAAACACTCATTGCCGATGCTGAGAATGCTATTACACCACTTTCCCGAGCCGTAAGATTTGGTATGGCTACCGAAGAGGAAATAAGACTGCTGGAGAAATGGGAGCGTTTTAGCGTGTTAGTCAGTCGAGTTGATGTAGCAAATCCTGAGTGGCCTGCACCTCCAGGTAGCTAAAACGTTGGTTTAGTAGATTTAGCAAAAACAAGCGAAAACAACACATTTACTGGCGACCAGAAATTCACGGGAGGTGTATCACTTCCAGCCAATACAGCTTACAAAGGGATTGGTTTACAGGCTTGGTTTGATGATAAACAAAAAGAAGACGACACATTAACAGCGTTATCAGGTAAGGATGTTGCCGGATTACTTTTGTATCTCGGCTTAACCAGAGTCGCTAAAACTGATGTTCAAAATACATTCACTCAGAAGCAAATATTCTCAGGCTCAGTTGCACTCCCGTCTGATACAACCTTGAACGGGACAGGACTTGAATATCTTTTTGACAGTAAGCTGGATACTTCTAAGGCACTGGGAACGGGACAGGCATGGGTGGATGTGACCGCTTCACGAACTGCCGGAGTGACTTACACCAACACCACAACCAGACCAATCTGCGTATCTATTCCTGAGACGGGTGACGGAGACAGGGGGATCTATGTTGGAGGTGTATTAACGGCGTTTGCGCGAGGGGCAGATTCAGATTCAACATTATTTGCCATTGTGCCACCTGGTGCGCAATACATATTTTCGGGCGCATTTTCTTCATGGGCGGAGTTACGGTAATGCAATATTTCAAAAATAAAAGCAATGCAGTATTTGCATATGAAGATAACTGTGATGAGGAATTTATCCTAGAAGGACTAATTAAAATATCGGAATCAGAAGCGCTGGCCCTTTTAGCTCCAACAGTTGAGGAACAAATTGCTGCCGCTGAAGCTAAAAAAGTACGACTCCGTTCAGAGGCTGATAGTGAAATAGGCTGGCGACAGTACGCCGTTGACAGAGGAAAAGCGACGACTGAAGAAGCCGCCGACTTGATAACATGGCAGGACTACAGGTTGAATTTGATGCGCGTTGATACAGCAAAACCTGTATGGCCTACGCCTCCTAGGAGCTAAAACGTTGGTTTAGTAGAGACCATAAATCGCGCTGCCGGTTCGCTGCAAAAAGACCAGAATCTGAGTGATATACCGGATAAGGCGAAAGCTCGTGCCGCCCTGCAACTTGGTTCCGCAGCAACAGCGACACTAACAACGTCAACAACTGACGATGCTACCGGGCGCGTTCTTAAAGTCGGGGATCGTGGGCTGGGTAAAGTGACGATTCCCGCACTTCGCGGATTTGATTTTAATCAGTATGGGTTTGCTGCTGGTGAAACTCTGTTTATTGAAACCAATTCAGCGATTAATTTCCCGCCGGGAATGCCTGAGTTTGCGAATACATATGTTTATGTGAACGTTGTCGGCATTCGTGACGCAAATAATGACTGTGCGCTTTTGCTCTCCAGATACGACGCAAATATAAGTTATCTTGCGTGGCGAATGCAGGCGGGTACATCAAGAGCCTGGCAGGTGTTAAAAATCCCTGCTACCGCGACAGATGTTGGTGCGCTGCCTATAACAGGAGGTACTTTACGCGGAACTCTGCACTTATTATTCAAGGATGCAAGGCCCAATGCTAACGGCATGATAGCCAACGATGACCAAAGTGGCATTCTGTCCTGCGCGTACGGTTATTATCAGGACAGATTTGATATTCATTTTTATGATGAAAAAGGTGCGTGGGCGTCAAATCCATTTACTGTTGGCAGGAATGGTAATGTAACTGTTACAGGCAATTTAGGTGGTGGTGCAGTATTTGATGGGGGGCAGCGTGTTTATTCACCTCGCAACCCTCAACCCATAGACTTTACAGGCTATGCAACCCAAAGCTGGGTGTTACAAAACTTTGTCCAGAATATTGACCTTACCGCACCTACTGAATTTCAGTTTTGGGATGGGCGGGGCTACATGCGGGCGACAGATGGTGCGGCTATGTATAACTTTTCAATGGTGGGCGGTTCCAGCAACGTTGGCTGGATTCAGATTCGCTATACACGAAAACTTGTGAATAACACCTGGTATGTAATTAACTAAAGGAAATGAAAATGCAGAACTTCGGTAAATTCACCCCATATACACCAGATACCACTGACAGACCCAAGATTATTGATGGTCAGAATGTTATGTTTTTGCAGGATGATAAAGGTAATGACTGGTATGACGTTATTGAATTATTTGATGAGTCAAAAACGCTGAAAATTGGCTATGACGATGATGGTTGCGTGAGAACGTTCACGACAAATATTCACGCGTTTTTTCCGGTTAATCTGAGCGTTGTCGAGCTTCCGGCCACGAAAGCTAATCTGCGCGTCACGCTGGGTGATGACTGGTTTTATAAAGACGGGAAATTGCAGCAAATCCGCGATCATCTGGCGAACGCAGAAGCGGAACGAGACCGCCGCATGGCTGAGGCTACAGCGCGTATTGACTGGCTGGAAGCTGCACAGAAAGACGGTGATATATCAGCAAGTGAAGAAACAGAGCTGGCGGCGTTGCGAAGCTATCGCACCGAGTTACGCCGCCTCGATTTGTCTTCCGCGCCTGATATTAACTGGCCTGAATATTCGGGGGCGTAGGCCATTCAGGTTTTGAGGTATCTACCCTGTTAAGCAAGACACGATATTTCTTCCACTCCAACAACAGCGCGGTTTCAACCTTCGTTGCCATGTCCAGATCAACAGCATCCTGTAAGGGGGCTATAGCGGATGTTGCAACCGCCAGAAGATTTATCTTTTCCTGTTCAGCCAGCATCAGAAGATGTTCATTTTCCGCGTCGGTATCATGGACCCACTTTGCTCCATCCCACTTAACATAATGGCCTTCCGGTGCGACTGAAACAACATCGTCAGGTAACTTACCTAACTGGTCAATCATGGTAGCTTTCCCGGTTTGAATGTCGTAGACAATTTTCCCTCGATGGTCTTCAACCAATGACCATTTTTCTGACTCATAATTAAATACAGCGACAAAACCAGCCTTCGCTGACGGCGGGGCAATATTGGTACTGTAAGCAGGTAATCCCGTATTAGCCGGGATAAACCCATCACATTTCCCAATATATTCATTTGTATCTGCACGAAGGTTGTAGAGAGTAATAG